GCCTTAAAAGTGCGGGGGATTGTGAGCCGTGGGAAAAATATAACGATTTCAAAGAGATAACGGTATTCTGACAACCAATGCTTTCAACTATTTAGCTCAAAATAAAAGTATCACTGGACAAACTGGGCAACCTGTTGTAAACTGGGCAACCAGATGGCAACGATGGTTAGTCAAGGTTCGATTGAGTTTGCGGGGTTATCCCGCCCAAACAAGGAATGGGCAAAGATACTCGGTGTAACTCCTGAATATGTTTCAATGATCCGCAAGGGGAAAAGAACACCAGCCCCACCCATGCGGGAAAAGATACTAGCGGCTGGTGGGCCGGAGGTTGCCCTGTGGGATCAGCTTATCCACAAGCCTTCAACAGTTGGGGATAAACTCGGGGTTGCCGATCCCCTTGCCGATCCTGAAGAGGACGGGCCAGCATCAGGTTCCCTGCCGCCTGTGGCCGCGACCCCAGACGCGGTAAGGGATATGGCCGATCGTCTGATGAAGGACGCTCAGACGATGCAAAGCGAGCTGATGCGGGGCGAGATGGATCCAGGCGGCCGGATGAACATGCTGGCCAAACTGGCATCAGTGGTAACGGAATTAGGAAAAATCACTGGTGCTGCAATTATCAATGAGCGCCAGGTTTTAATGTCACCATCATTCCGAAACTTGGTGGATATTATCTTGGAAGCTATCAAGCCATTTCCAGATGCACTGGAAAGCGTCGTGAATGCACTCGAGTCCAGACGGGTGACGCCATGATTGCAATGATGGTGGAAAAAGCCAAAGCTGGGGATCTGGCCGCTCGCACTGCAGTGTGTGCTTCAATGAATGCATACATACACCAATGTGTAAGAGACATCACTGGAATCAAAGACCACAAGAATCCAATGTATTTGGATTGTTACCAAGCCGCTGTGGCTGGAACTGTATCAAGAGGAGGTTTGCTACATGCCATCGACACATATGATCCGAGTAGGGGGACAAGGTTTATCACACATGCAAGCTATTGGATTCGCGCGGCCATTTTCGATACCGCTGCAGATCATCCGGTTATTGGAGTGCGTGTGCGCCAGAGGCATGCAAGGATTAGACGAATGGCTCATGGGTTGGGGTTGGCCGGGGACGAAACACCCTCCGTTGAGCAAGTGAAAGCAGCATGGGAGGAAAACGTGGTGGATAAGAAAGAAAGGAGCATATCACTGAAGTCTATTGCTGAGGCATTGAGTAGTGACATTCCTCCCGGCTGGACGGTTCAGGGTCTTGATTCACCCGATGTAGATAGGGATGAGATCATTGATGAGGATACTGTAATTGATGCGATCGACAGAAGGGCGAAAGTGAAGAAACTAGAGTCAGCTATTGCCAAGCTGAAACCGAGTGACAGTCGCTTGATTACGGGTATGTTTGGTTTCAACGGTACACCAATCTCCATTGCATCATTAGCTCAGGATGCGTGTTGCAGTAAGACCACCATCATTCGACGTCGTAACGCAATCATCAACAAGCTGCATCATGCCCTCACACAATGAAAACGTAGAAGGGTATTTCCTCAAAAGAGCAAGGGGGCTGCTAAACGCTATTCGTCCACCAGAGGACGAAATGGCCAAGTTCAAAAAGTACAGGAGAGATCCGGTCAGGTTCTGTAAGGAAGTATTGGGTATTTGGCCCCACAAGAAGCAGTGTGAGATTCTAGAGTCACTGTGCAACTTCAAGAGTGTTAGCGTTGCGTCCGGACACAAGTGCGGCAAGTCACTCATTTGGGCTGTGATGGCGCTGTGGTTCTATTGCTGCTTTGACGGTGGCAGGGTTGTCATTATGGCCGCAACGGATCGCCAGGTGAACAGCATCATATGGAAGGAAGTGCGGCGGCTGGTGCGGAAAAGCATCGTCCCTATTCCCAATGCTGCTGAGATTCACCTGAAGGCTGCAGCAGGCCTCGTTAACCCATTGGATGATTCCGAGATCAAGGGGTACACAGCCAAGACTCCCGAAGCTGTTGCAGGTACATCAGGTCATTCAACACTGTACTTATTTGATGAAGCCTCGGGTATCGACGACGCAATTTTTTCCGCTATGGATGGCAACACAGCTGGCGGCAACAGCTGGATGTGTTTGATCTCCAATCCCACCAAAGCTGAAGGGGAATTCTACAGATCCCACCATTCACAGAAGTACGATCCCAATACCAATCCACATGGGTATTATGCAATTCATATGAGTTGCTATGATAGCCCCAACGTAACTGGTGAATGGCGCGAGATGTTTCATTGGGTTACTGGGTATGGTTGGGTACAAAACACCGAACCAATTCCCGGTCTTGCTCAGCCTGAGTACATCGAAAAGATGAAGCACAAGTATGGCGAGGATTCTTGGGATTTCCAAGTCCGTGTGCTGGGGGTGTTTAGTGCTGCGGAGGATGCCAAGATTTTTCCCCGGCATCTTCTTGAGGAAGCACATGAAAGGTGGCTGGACGACGAAGAGCAGCGCAAGATGGGTGGGGATTACAAACCGCCTGAGGGAAGGCTTTACATTGGATGTGACCCGGCTGGTTATGCGGAAGGTGGGGACCAATCTGGTTTCGCAGTAAGGCGCGGAAACAAGATACTCGAGTTAACCGGTCAACGTGGGCTGTCTCCTGAAGCACACATCGTCAAGATTCAAGGCCTGATCCTACAGCATTCAATTCCTTCCGACAAGATATTAAAACCAGTTGTTGTATTTGAGTCGGAAGGTAAGGCTGGATGGGAAGCTTATAAGATTGTTAATGATCACGCACACTCTACTGGTGAATTCGAAGTATTCCGCCTAAAGACTTCTGATAAGGCTGTACGTGAGCCACATATTTACGATCGCATCAGGGACGAGTTGTGGATGTGTGGGGCGTTTTGGTTGAGGAATGACAAGGGCATGTTGCCACCACACTCGCACATTGATGATGATCTCCACGCTGCACAATGGGCACCCGGCGGAGTAAACGGATTGCTGAAGGCTACAGCAAAGAAGGATCTGAAACAACTGCTAGGGAGATCACCTGATATTGGTGATGCGTTCCTGATGTGTTGCTGGGAACCCATGTATTTGAAGATAGGCACCAATGCACACGTTGACCAGACCCCACCCCCCACAGCCTATAGGGCCGTCGAACATGTAAACAATGTAATGTCACCATACGAGGGTATGCGGGCGTGGCAATAAAAGGAATATGAATCATTGCCTTACGCCGGTGGTACAATGTAAATAATGCCGTTTCTTCAGCGTGTGAGCGATGCCGCTAAAGCCCTAATGGGGGTAAGCGAGTATGTGGGTCATAGCCCATTTTCATCCTCATATCAAATGGATGAGGAACAGGCTATTTCTATTCGCAAGGCATTGGGTGGGCAGATCCAACCCATTGCGTCAACCCCTACCCAGTGGTTTCTAGCCGACCTTCAGACTGCGCAGAAAAACGCTGACCTAGGTGATCTGACAAATGTCGCCCGGCTTTGGCGATCCATGCGCCGGGATGGGATGCTATATGGGTTGATGAAAACAAGGACATCAGGCCTTGTTGCACTCCCGAAGCGTTGGCGCGGTGACGAAAAGCAAATTGAGGAACTGAAGGCAGAAAACAACGGAAGCCGCCCCATATTCGATGAAATGTTCCCACCTGAGGAACTGGCACAACTCGCCGCTGATGGCATTGTTTGCGGTGTTGGCGTTGCGGAAATGGTTCCAGTTGTGGGCCGCAGCTATCCCCGGATGGTGCGCCTTGACCCTGAGTTCCTGCAGTATCGTTGGAATGAAGATACCTGGTATTACCAAAGCACTACAGGTGTAATCAAGATTGAACCTGGTAATGGGCGTTGGATTCTCCACGCTCAGGGATCATACCTTGCACCATGGCAGCATGGTGTGTGGGCGGCGCTAGGTCGTGCGTTCATTGCTAAGGAGCACGCATTACTCCACCGGGCTAACTATTCAGCTAAGCTTGCTAATCCCGCCCGCGTTGCTAAGGCTCCACTAGCAGCCACTGAACGCCAAAGGGAAGGGTTCCTTGCCTCGTTGATGCGTTGGGGTGTCAATACAGTATTCGAGCTTCCACCCGGTTGGGAGGTTGAACTCATCGAATCCAACGGTCGCGGTTGGGATGTGTTCGGCGCTGAGATTGATACGGCTAACCAGGAGTTCATGGTGACTCTGGCTGGTCAAGTGGTTACCACGGAAGGTGGCACAGGGTTTAGCAACGCCGGTATTCATGCCACTATCACAGCCGACCTGATTAAGGAAACAGCCGACTGCCTTGCATACACGATCAACACACAGGGTATTCCTCCGTGGGTGATTCGCGAATACGGTGAAGCTGGATTAAAGAATTGCGCTAGGCTAGAATGGGACATTGCCCCGCCTGCAGATCGTATGCAGGAAGCTGCGGCAATGAGTGCATTTGCAGGAGCCGTAACACAACTAACAGCTGCACTTCGCCCCTACGAAATGCGGCTTGATGTTGAGGAACTGAATAGCAGGTTTGGAATCCCCATTGTGGTTGGCGAGAAACCACCGGAACAGGAAGAATTACCCACAACGCCAGGTGCTCCTGGTGCAATGCCAAAGGGTCGCTTACCTACCTCGCCACCTTCCGGTGAGTCCAAAGAACGCAAAGCGCAAGACGCGCAAGACAAGAAGGCAGCATGAAAGCATTTTTTAACACTCCCGGCCTGTATGCCATTGATGCAAGTGCTGTTGGGATCAACTTAACCCCTGCTGAACCAAAGGCAACTGAGCGCAATGGTGCAATTGGGGTTATCAAGATCGATAGGCCGCTAACGTACAATTACGACCCCTGCACACTGAATTACACCCACCTTCGCGGTTGGATTGAATCAGCATTCGCGTCTGATGATATTGGGGCTGTAGTGCTACATATGGCCACACCTGGCGGCGATGTGTCAGGTGGGTTTGACTTAGCCGCAGATATTCGCGCAATGCGGATCAAGTACAACAAGCCGTTGATTGCATACACGGACGACAACTGTTGTTCAATGGGGTATGCGATTGCATCCGCTTGTGATCGCATTGTGGCAAGCCCTTCCGCTAACCTCGGCTCAATTGGTGTAATCGCACAACTTGTCGATTGCACCAAAGCTGACGCCATGCAGGGGATTAAATTCGAAGTCATTGGATCCGGCGATAGGAAGGCTGATCGCAACCCTCATATGGGATTTAGTGAAGGAAGCATTAAGGCTGTTGAGGCATCCGTGGATGCTATGGCGGATGTGTTCTTTCACCTGGTAGCTAGGCACCGTGGTAGGACCCCCGAGTATTGGAAATCCCTTCAGGCTGGGTGTTACATCGGACAAAATGCCAAAGAAGTTCACTTGTGTGATGAAATCCTCACTTATGGTGAATTCCTTCAAAATGTCGGTGGTATGCTATCCACAGCGGCAAATTCATTAACTGCTACCGCGAAAGATAATTGCAATACCATGAGTGACACTGAGGATAAAAAGGAAGCTCGCGCAAAGGCTGCTAAGGCCCTTGCGGACGCGCAGGCTGCACTTGCGGCCTTTGATGAAGAGGATAAGGCTTCTGCCAAGGATGAGGAAGATGAGAAGGCTTCCGCTAAGGCTGAGGACGAGGACAAGGATAAGGAGGACAAGAAGGACGAGGACAAGGCCTCGGCTAAGTCTCCTTACGGTACTTCCGCTTCCGTTGATGCCGCGTTGAGCGATTCGGTTGTCAAGCTTGCTTCTAGGGTTGCGGCTTTTGAGGCTAAGGAAGCTGCGCAGGAGCGTGCCGCGGTGTTCTCCAAGTATCCTCATGTCTCCGCTGAGATCCAGGCGTCTCTTGCTCCTATCCCCACAAGTGCTCTGAAGGCTTTGCTTGATAAGCTGCCTAAGGGTCTTGAGGTTGAGAATCCTCTTAAGCCGACACTTGCTCAGATTAGCGTTGGTGGAACAGTCAAGGAACTCATGCAGGAGCGTGAAGCTTCTTGGATGGAAATTCAGATGGGTCTTGCGAAGTCTCAGAAGGGCTTTGTTGCCGATGTTGGCAATGAGCAGATCCTGGGTGATATCAAGTACCTTAAGGATGTGAAGTAATATGGCCGCTCTTACAGCACGGCGCGGAGTTCGTACCCGCACAATGAGCACTGCTAAGCTACCCTCGACACAGGAACAGACGTATCAGGGTGGTGAAGCATGTTGGGATAGTTCCACTGGGTTGGTTAAGAAAGCTGCGGTTTCTACCACGCTTACACCCATCGGAACGTATATGGAAAACAAGCTGGTTGCTGCGGCTGATCCGACTGTGACCATTCAGCTTCACCGTGAAGTGCAGGTTCGCGAGTTTGCGAATGACGGTGCTAACCCGGTTGTTGCGGGTACCATCGGCGGGGTTTGTTACCTGTTTGATGATCAGACGGTTTCGGCCCTTGTTACCGGTAAGTCTATTGCCGGTCGTGTGTGGGCACTCGATGGGTCGGGCGCTACGGCCACAGTTTGGGTTGAAGTCAAGAATTCGGGTGGCTAATCGCCAACTTAGGATCATAGGAATAATATAGAATATGTCCGGTGCAATCAACCTTACACCCACCTGGGTGGCGTCTCTTGAGACGAATATGCGTAAGATCGTGGCCACAGACTTTGAGCGTCTGTCCACGGATGCGGCTGCTAAGTTCAGCTGCTTTGCGAAAGAAGTGCCATCCCTCAGCATGAAAGAACAGTTCATGTGGGTGATTGACACAGCGTTCATGGATTACACAGACAAGTACGGTGGTACTGTCGAATTCCAGGAACTGCAGATGGCCTACCATGAGTTTGAAAATTCTGCTGTTGCCACTGGGTATGAGATCAACCGGTTCAAGCTGGAAGATCTTGACGGTGGTGGTGTTAGCATGGCGGCTGAGTATGCGCGCCAGATGGCTTTCAAGGCGGCTTACTGGCCTGTTCAACAGGTTCTTAAGGCTGTTAACAACGGCCATCTTGCGACTAGCTTGACGTATGACGGACTCCCGTTCTTCAGCGCTTCGCATCTTCTGAACCCGATTAACGCGGCTACCGGCACATACAGTAACCTCATTGCTGCTAAGCCGATTGACCGCACCAATGCGGCGACGCTTGACATCGCTTTCAACAACCTCTGTGATGTGGTTGCTAGCATTGAGACATTCAAGAATCCCGATGGTCTGACCCCGCGCAACCTCAAGATCAAGGGTATCGCTGTGCCCCCGGCTCTTCGCGGTCGTGCGGTTCAGCTGACCAACGCTAAGTTCATTGCTCAGGCGGTTGGCTCGGCTGGTGGATCTGGTGACATTGAAGCGGTTGTCTCTAACTGGGGTTTTGGTCAGCCGTATGTGTTCCCGGAGCTTGGTGCCGCGTTTGGTGGATCTGATACAAGCTACTACATCATGATCGAGGATGCTGGTACATCCACAGTTGGTGCGATCGGCTACAGCAATCGTGAGCCTTTCCGAGTTGTTTACAACGGTGAGATGACGGATGCGGATCTCAGCCGAGCCAACAAGCTGCAGTGGGTTCTCCGTGCACGTAACAACACGTTCTACATGCACCCGTACCTTCTGATCAAGGTCAACGCAACCTAATACACTGGGTCGGGGAAGCATTACTTCCCTAATAGCCCACAACGGGGCGCTGGGCAATACCTGGCGCCCTTTTTCTTTTCTGGAGGTCAATATGGCTGCATACATGACATTGATGGAGTTTAAGGATCGCACTGTTGCGCCTGTTGAGTATGTTGATGAAGTAGAGGCTCGTCAAGCCGGCTGGACACTAAAGCAGATTGATTTTTGGGGCCGCTGGATAGATTCGAGGTTGGCTAAGCGGTACGCAACACCATTTATTGTACCTTTTCCTGAAGTTATTTTCAATTGGTTGACGCGCATCGTTACTTGGGAGCTGTACTTAAAACGCGGTATCGATCCAACTGATGCGCAGAACGAACAGATCAAGGAAAGGGCCGACGGGGCGTTAGCTGAGGTTAAGGAAGCAGCGGATTCCAAGGACGGGTTATTTGAACTGCCAGTCCGTGTGTTGTCCGGCGTTGACGATGAGGGTGTAATAAAAGGTGGACCACTGGGTTACACTGAGGTTTCGCCTTACACATGGTCTTGGGTTCAGAAATACGAAGCGTGCTTTGATGGCTGAGGGAATCGAACGGCTCAACGCAATGATCTTGAAGTTGAATAAACTTGAGGAATTCGTTGAAGAGGTAACACCGGATATAGCTGAGTCATTGGAAAAGGAAATTAAGTCAACAATCTCAGCTGGAACTTCGTTTGGCGGTGTTCCTTGGACGCCTAAAAAGGACGGAAGCAAGCCATTAGCCAACGCAGAATCAGCGTTAGACGTTCAGGCCATCGGATCTGTGGTAGTTGCAACCCTAAATGGCCCTGAAGCACGACATCACAAGGGGGCTGTAAGGGGAAATAAGGGAGGAAATACCCTAAATAGGCCCATTTTACCGACAAAAAAGAGCCTCGGTAAGGTGTCAAATGTGGTCAAAAAGGTGCTGAAAAAGCGCTTTAACGACATTATGGAAGGCTAAAAAGAGGCATAAATTGGCAACTTTAGCCCTAGAAAAGCTCTATTTGGGTGTGCAATTGGCAATGTCAACGGATGTTGACGTGCTTTTACCCGTAACTTCGCAGACTTTTGGGTGGCGTGAACCCGAAAAACAGCTCCGAAACCCTCGCCGGATTGTTTGGGTTCCTGGTGATGATGGTGATGCGGGCGTGATCGGCCCCCCCAGGTATCCAGGTGCAGCGCCAAACAGGGCTTTATTTTCCTGGGATGAATTATTCACTGTCTACATTGCCAATCACGACGCCACAGCCCACACAGTAGAGTTTAATCAATGGGTTGCAACTCGCACACTTGCGGATCAATGGCTTGCCGAATTGTACAGGCAGGCTCATGGCACCTTTGGCATTGTCAATACCAAATGGGTGGATGACAAAAAGGAGCATCGATATGGTGCAACCTTGCGAATTGTCGGTGGTATACAGTCTAAGGTAGCGGATAAGGCCGTTGGTATTGCTCCAATTGATACCATGGCTGAGATCACACCGAAACTTATCAACCCGCCTGGAACGGGAACTGACGATATCCTAATAGAGGTTCAACCAAGCTAAAATGAGCGTTCCCCAAGTTGTAATTACTGAGCTTGATGGTCAGTTAGGCACACTGCCAATCGGCACGCGGTGCCTGGTTGTAATCGGCGACACGTCCACCGGTACTGTTAACGTTCCTGCTCCCTACGCTAGGACCAAGGATGTTGTTGCAGCGTTTGGTTCTGGTGCGGCTGTTGTTCTGGCCAATCGATTCATTGGACTATACAACAAGCCGGTTATCATTGTCAAGACTGCCGCAACAACTGTCGCGACGTCTACCGCTGTTGTTCCGGTCAACTCTGGTACATCAGTTTTTTCTGCCGGTGCTGACACAACTGCCGATGATAGCTATGAGCCTTACATTGTGTTCCTAACGGGCGGAACTGTTGGAACTGCAGGTATCACTTACCAGGACTCTCTTGACGGTGGTCGTACACTCAGCCCGGTTAGGCAGCTGGGTATTGCCAACACAATTGTGATTCCAAACGCGGGTGGAATTGGTATCGCGCTCGCCGCTGGAACCATTGTCGCTGGTGCTACTGCTACCTGGCGGACAACCGGTCCGGCGCCTAACGCGGCTGACCTTACCGCGGCACTCACGGCACTTGCCAATTACACCGGCTCATGGGATGTGGCCGCGTTTGCCAATCCGATTGACGGAACGTTGATCGATACCATCGAAACGGGTTTCGCAAACGCTTCGTTGCTTTCGAAGTGTTACATTGCCTCGTTTCGTATCCCCACAATCGGGGAATCGGAGGCTACGTACAAGACTGCATTCGATACTGCGTTTGGCGCTAAGGCCACAACCAAAGGCGGTGTGTGCGCCGGTGCGTGTGAGTCAGTTGATGCAGTGACGGGTCGTCAGTACCTCCGGCCTGCACTGTTCGATGTTGCTCCTCGTATTGCCTCGCAGTCTGAAGAGATTGATGCGGCGAACACAGATGAGCCGTTGCCGGGCTGCAATATTACAGACGTGAATGGTAACCCCAAGCACCACGACGAGCGGTTGAATCCTGGCCTTGATGATAGTCGCGCGATCACTCTTCGAACGTTCCTGGAGTTGCAAGGAACTTATATCAACAACCCGCGGCTGCTTAGTGCTTCCGGAAGTGATTTCGAATTCATTCAGCACCGCCGGATCATGAACATTGCTCGGCTTGCACTGATCAATTACTTCACGCGCCGGTTGTCCAAGCCGGTGTTGGTGAACGCGACCACAGGAACGATCCTGGAGGAGGAGGCGCGTGACATTGAAGCAGGTGCGGATGCGTTGCTGTCTGCCACGCTGCTTACCAAGCCCAAAGCTTCCGACGCGCGTTGTGTGTTGAATCGTACTGACAACATCATCAGCACCAAGAAGCTACGCGCGACAGCATACATCGTACCGCTCGCGTACCCCAAACTTATCGAAATTGATCTTGGGTTCCGTAACCCGATTCTGCAACAGGTGAACAACTAATGGCTGGCGATCCAGTTCTGATTAACGGCAATGCCTATTCGTGGGGCAGCATCAAGGCGAAAGTTGACGGTGTTGACTACGTCGGATTTTTCGAGATTTCCTACGGGGATAAACTCGAGGTGGCTAAGCTCTATGGTATGGGATCTGCGCATGCGCCGAGGGGTAGAAGCCGCGGAAAGTACACCACGGATGAAGTAAAGCTCAAGGGCAGCAAGTCAAGCGTTCAGATCCTGAAGCAGGCATTGGCTGCACGTTCCAAGTCTGGCAAGTCTTTTGGTAATACAGAATTCACACTGACTGTCAGCTATGTTGAGGGTGATGAAACGCCAATCACAGATGTGCTTGAGCGCTGTAGGGTTGTTGGTCATTCCCGTAGTCACACGGAATCCCCTGATCCACTTTCTGATGAGCTTGTGATTGATTGTTTCGGTATCAAGACAAACGGTCAGACACTTTACGAGGGTGGATCCTCGGGTGGTTTGATTCCGTCGATTCCTTCTTTCGGCACCTAATACCTTTTCTTTCTCTTAGCGTCAACTGAACAGTTGACCAGTGGTCCATAGTGTGGTATACCCCATGCTATGGACATTTCTGTTTCTAGGGATACCGAAATTGAGGATCCTCAGGCCAGGCTTAAGGCACTGCAGGAAAAGCTTGCCGCAGCTCATGCAGCCCGAGCTAAGCGCAAGGAACCCACAATTGACTCACAGTTGAGTGCAGCTGAGATCGAGTTGAACGATCTGGCCGTCATCGAAAAGGCAAACTGTGAGTTGGGTGATGAAGGCAAGGAATTCAATTTCATCAGGACTGACCTGGGTGTGATCATCTTCAAGCGCCCACATTCTGCGACCTTTAAGAAGTTCCAGGATAAGGGCGACCGGGTAAAGACGGAGGATATTGAGCTCCTCGTTAAGCCCTGTGTGTGGTACCCGGACAAGTCCACATTTGACAGTTACCTGGAGCGCTGGCCGGCTCTCTTGGGTTCCTGTACCGAAAAGGTTGGCTTCCTTGGTGGCGTGAGGTTCAAGGAAGAAGAGGGAAAATAACAGAGCTTCACCGGGAAGCTGAGAAAAACAACCGGATTGGGGGTGAATGCCTAGATGAGTTCTTTACGCATCAGGATACGGTGAGATCTAAGGTCGGTGGTATACTAATAGCGGACGGAATTCGCTACCTTAAGGGGATTTATATCGCCCTTACAACACCACCGAAATAGTTTCCCATATGGCAGCCGACGACACAGCATCATTTGCAATTGACTTTAAGTTACAGGGGGTAACTGATGTCAAAGCCGCAACAGCCAGCCTTGCGGATATGCGTGCTGCTGTAATGGGGGACACTGAAGCACTCAAGGCAATGCAGGCCACATTGCGCACGCTGAAGGGTAATCCTGCTCAATTTGGCAACGAAATAAAGAAGCTTCAGGCAAACATTACAGCCCAAAAGGCCGTTATGGCATCCAATGCTGCTGGATTTCTTAGGGCCGGGGGTACCATGAAGGAGTACTCCAAGCTCATGCGCGGGGCCGGAAAAGAGCAAGCTAGCTGGTTGGAAGGTGTTAAATCAGCCCCAGGACCGCTTGGGAGGTATGCATCCGCCCTTTCCCAGGCGGGTGTTAGCGGTCTGTTTGCAGCCGCAGCTGGGGTAGCTGTCATTGCAGTATTCCTTAAGCTTGGTGCTGCTGTGGCATCGGCTATTGGTAGCCTCATTTCCTTTGGTGTCTCTTCAGCTTCCGCTAGGAGGGATGAGCAGCTTCATCTTGAGGCTATCACTAAGCTTCAATGGGGTTGGTGGGGATTGTACGGGGCAATGGGAAGGGTCCAACACAGTGGCGCATTCCTCCAAAACCAGATCGACAAAGTAAGCTCTAGTGTTGCGTTGGGTCGTGACAAGGTAGCTGGGTACGCGGAGTCACTTTACAAGGCTGGGTTACGTGGTGGCAACTTGACACGCATGCTCGAGGGAATGAGCATTGTTGCGTCCACCCAAGGTGAGGAAGCCGCAAATTCCTTCCGTGCTTGGGGCATGGGGATTGCGTACACGGGTGGTTCCGTCGAGAAGCTGACCAATCACATCAAAGCTAAGCTTGGCGGGATTGCAAAGGCGCAACTGCTTTCGCTGGACGTGCAAACCAAGAAGCTTCGCGAAAACTTTTCCATGCTTTTTTCTGGTGTGAAGATTGAGCCAATCCTTCACGCCATGAATGAGTTGAGCAAACTCCTTAGCCTTCAGACCGAATCCGGCAAGGCTTTGAAGGTGATTTTCGAAACGTGGTTCGGTTCCATGGAAAAGAATGGAGATCGAATCGCCCTGATGTTCAAGAGGTTTTATCAAGGTGCGATCATCGGGGCGTTGGAGTTGACTCTGCAGTTGATGGATCTGCGAGATTGGCTCAACAAGACTTTCCGCGGCTCCTGGATCGACAAGTGGATCAATGACTGGAACGCATTCAGCATTGGGTTAGCTAGCATGAGGATTTTCGTTTTACTCCTCGGGTCAGCTGCTGTTGTTGCTGTTGTGCTCGCTGCGGCTCTTGGTGTGGTGGCTGTGATCCTCGGTCTCATGGTGATTGGGATCGCTGGGGTAGTAGTTGCGTTTGGTGCACTGATCTACGCAATTGGTTGGGTTGTTAACTTCGTTGTTGAACAGTTTCAGTGGTTGTGGTCGCAAGCCAAGGATGCTGGCCTCAACATCGCACGTGGTATTGCTGACGGTCTTTCCGCTGGAGCACACCTAGTTTTTGACGCCATGAAGGGCATGGCCAAAGGCGCATGGAAGTCATTCAAAGAGAAACTCGGTATTGCATCACCTAGCAAACTATTCCGTATGGGTGGTGTCAACATTGCTCAGGGTGTTGCTCAAGGTGTTGAAGCTGGCAAAGGAAGCGTTGCGGATGCAGTTGGTGGAATGACATCACCGGCTGACATGAGCACAGCCCCAGCGGCTGGTGGAATGCAAAAGGGGAGCAATGGTACCGTGGTTAACGTTATGCCTGGTGCCATCGTGATTGGTTCCACTGATGCACCACAAAGTGAGTACAACAAGCTAGCACAAGCATTCTCGACATTGCTCGAATCGGTGCAGGTCAATATGGGGGCACCAGCCTAAGATGTCTAGTTTCAATCCTATGGAAACGCCAATCGATAGTATCCTGATTGGCGATCCTCCAATTGAATCACCCGGTATCTGCCGTGTCATTGGTGCGTTCGATGCACGCAAGTGGGAAAAAATCATGGGGCCAGGGTGGAGTGGAGGGTTCTCCCGCTTCATGGGCATGGAATTGTGTGACTACGGCCTGGAGTTTGACCTTGCTTCGGATGAGGACTGGGAAGCGTGGTGGCCATTCAAAACATTGCTGTGTACTTTGCCAACCGGTAGAACACCCCCGGGGGCTGAAAAAACTGGTGCGTTTAATGCGCTGAAAGTGATTCATCCGTGGCTAATTGATGCTCGAGTCACAAGCAGTGTTTTGGTGAAGTTGTATCAGCCGGTTAAGCAGGATCAAGGGCACTTCACGATCAAGGCTGACATGCTGGCGTTTCGAATGCCCAAGATGCAGCTTGCTAAAGTGGAAGGTTCCGCGCCACCCGAAAAACTGGATCCATACGACCAAAGGATCAAAGCACTGAGCGACAAGATTGCAGCTCGCAACGCAGCAGGAGCAAACACCGGATGAGCGTTGAAGCTTACATCACAGTCAACGGCCGTTCAGCTTCGAAGGTGCATCTTACCGTGCCATTTCAAGGCGCGTGGATGGCTGACGTGGATCTGCATGATGCCACCAAGATCAAGGCGCGGGAAAAAGTATCCCTGAAGATTGGCAACGCAACGTTGGTTGGTACGGTGCGATCCATTGGATCTTTTGCTGACTCGTCGCAGGTTCGGATTGTTGCCGGTGCTGATGGGTGGAGCCAAGCCGTGAAGGGGAAGGGTTACGCGAATGATGCCAACGTCCTTGCATCAACTGTCATCACTGACCTTGCACGCGAGGTAAAAGAAACAATCGGCACCAATGCAACTAACCGTCTTGGCGCTGGGTTCGCGCGCGAGGGTGCTGTGGCATCCTATGCATTAGATGCAGCGGTAAAGGGTAACTCCGTTTGGTGGGTTGATTACGCCGGGGTAACACATGTTGGTACGAGGAGTAATGCCAACGCCCCTGAGTCAATAACCGTTCTCAATTTCGACGGTATCTGCAGCGTTGCGACCATCGATGCGAATGAAGTCAACATACTGTTTCCCGGGATGAAGATCAAGTCGCGTCTCGATGAAATGGTTACCGTTCGCAGCATTGATTACGAAATCACTCACGACAAATTCAGCTGCATTGCCTGGTGTGGAGCCAACGGAAAGATTTCCCAGATTGGCGACGCCTTAACCGCCATCGTCAGGAAGGTAATCAACGAATCACTTCATGGGGTGTACAGGTATAGGATCGTGGAGCTTCAGGGTGAAAGGCTTGTGCTGCAGGCTGTAAAGGAAAACAGCGTTATGCCCGACCTGCCGTTAGTGTCTATTTGGCCGGGTAACTATGGGATGCATTCAAAACCTGACCTTGGGAAAGAGTGTCTTGTTGCCTTTGCGGATGGTGATCGGGCGTTTCCAGTTGTGATTGCATTCCAGCCGGGATCAGAAGCCAACGCACCAGTAGCAAGGCAGGGGGATGCAGTAGAGATCCTCGCCCCTGCCGCAATGATCACTGGCACATTAAGCGGTGTTACTCCTTTCACCGGTGTTGTCACGTTCCCAACCTTCAAGCTGCTGGGTGCTATTACAGGCGGTTCCGGGAAGGCAAGGCAAGAGTAAAACATGTTGACTTATCTTGGCTCCGTAACCACTGGGGACATGATCCCTGGTGGCAAGATCGCGGTGCTTGCTGGGTTCGATGGCATCACCTTGGCTATCCCGGATCTTCTCGGGAAGATTGCGGCACTCCAGGCTTTTGCACCCACCCCTGTATCCTTTACAGCACAACGACAGCTATGCAATGTGATGATCCAGGGTATCAATGCAGCCATCGCCATTGGGCTGCCGATACCCGATATAGCCGCCCAGATTGCGGCAGTCACAGCTTTAGTTAATTCGCTACTCGCCACGCTGAACACAATCAACGCTAACCTCAACCTCATCAATGCATTCCTTTCCTTGTTGAATGAGCCTGGTGTTCACATGTACCACTTTAGCGGCACAACCAACAATCTTGGTGCCGAAATAGCTGCAGCCACATCAGGTGGGTTCCCCGGTGGCGCTGGAACGGATGCAACTGAAGCGTTGCTAATTGGCACGTCCGTTCCTGGAACATGGGCAGCCATCACACAAATCATGAAAGTGACCCCATGAACAGCATCATGCAGACAGCCCTTGACGCCTCAATCGCATCCACAGAAAAGGTTGCAACTACACCTGAGGAGCCTTTCGGATATGGAACTGACATCAAGTGTTTCGAATCAATTGATCCTAACGCTGTGGATGTGGACCCATTCTCAACTGAGGCTATTGCTCAGGATGCTTTACACAGGCTTTCCACTGATCCTGGCGCTATGCCAGACGATCTTGATTACGGCTTTAACCTTGTTGGCATCCTACACAAGGGAACAGATCGAAAATTCGTGGTTATGGCTGAGGGCAGCATTGAGCAGGAGCTACTCAAGGACGACAGGATCGCTGGTGTTGATGCATTGCTGACGGTTACCAACAACGGAAAGAATTGGCGCGCAACAATCAGGATCACACCTAAGAGCCACAGACAACCATTCACATTGGTTTTGGCTGTGGTCAATGGTCAAGTACTTTTCGATAGCATCGGGGCATGAGGAAGAAATAACGGCATATGGCAACTTTCACGATCGACGATCTCACGACTCCAGCAACCAAGGATGAATTCAAGGTTGCGATTTACAACGTTTTAGCTGCTTCTGGGGTTACCACAACCAACTGGCGCCCGGGTGCTGTGGTGCGGACAATTATTGCGGCTGTGGCCATCGTTGCAGCATCACTAAGCAGCCTCATTGCTACCATCGCACGTGGTGGGTACCTGGATAAAGCCGAGGATCTTTGGCTAACCCTGTTGGCTGAATTCGTGTATGGGGTAACCCGTAATCCCGCAACCTTCGCAACGGGTGAAGTAACTCTAACCAACAATGGTGGGGGGTTGTACTCGTATGCTGCTGGAACACTGATCCTTAAGAATTCCGGAACTGGTGTCACATACGTAAACGTTAATGCTGTAAACCTTGCAGCCGGCCCGGGTACAACCACAACTGACCTTTACACCTGCACAATTCAAGGCGCAGATGGTACGAGCTTTGCGGGCGAGTTGAATTCAATTGAATCACCCGCATCACCTGGTGTGGGGGTTAATAACGTACTTGCTCTTGTGGGTGTGGATGAAGAGCAAGACCAGGATCTTAGGGTGCGTTGTAAGGAGCGGCTTGGCGCCATATCCCCCAACGGTCCTCCGGATGCATACTCCTACGTTGCCAAGGGCGCAAAAAGGCTCGATGGGAGTTACATCAACGTAACGAGGGTGCGCCTTGAGAACTCGGGTGGTGGTCAGCTATTAGCTTATGTTGGTAAGGTGGATTCTGAGGTAACCGGTACAGTTGGTGATCTCAACACTGATCTTGGGTGTGTTGACGATGCAATGCAAAAGTTGGCTACACCGCAGTGCATAACTCTTACCACTGTGTCAGCATCCGCAGTTGGGATTAATTACTTCTATGATGTCAGCCTGTATGACACTGTGTCGGCAACCAATGCCGAGATCATTGCGGCCATTGAAGCCTCGGTAACTGCTGTACTTGCCGCTACTCCCATCGGTGGGGATATTCAGCCGGGGTTCAGCGGACGGGTGTACCTGGACAAGATCAAAGCTGCTGTGATGACAACTAAAATCAATGGGGTACCACTGCCAATCTTTAGGCACACCACAAGCGTTGATGCCACATCTAACCCGTTCCCACTGAACATTAATGAGTTTCCTGTGTTGGCATCCATAGTCAATTCAGGGGTCTATAGGCTTCCTTATGGCACTTAATGATCCGATTCGGTTCCGTGACACACTACTTGCCATAATCCCCAAATGGCTGAAGTTGGGTGTTGGCGGAGCCTTGATGTATGCATTCGGGTTGATGCATGATCTACTTGGGGATGCAGCTGGGGAAGCAGTAAAAAGAAGGTTTCCGGGATACGAAGCATACGATTCCCTGAACATAATCGGTAAGGATCGCCGCATCCGTCGTGGTGCTTTCGAGACAGAAGCCAACTTCGCAGCACGGTTACCACAGTGGCTGGTGGATCACTCGAATAGGGGCGGTCCATACGCACTGTTAAGACAAGTATTTGGGTTCTATAGCAGCAATCCATTTGACGTAGAACTCAGATATCACAGTGGCCGTAAGTTCGATATGGACACAGCTGGGGACATTGTGCGCGGAGATACCATTTGGGTACCCCCCGCTGACACGGATTGGGCAACATGGTTCTTAATATACCAGTGGCCTGGTGCTGTCAATGACGACGGTGACTGGGATGATCCTGGAACATGGGATGACGGTGGGATCTGGGATAGTGACATAACCTCAGCCGAAAGAGATGAAATCATTCAAGTACCATCTGAGTGGAGAGCCGCGCACGCACGTGGTTTCGTTGTGTTGCAGAACGGCGGAAATGAAGCTGTAATGGAGGTTCCGTAATGCTTTTCGGTGGTATAATGACAGAGGAATCTAGATGCCTACAGTACTAACACCAGATGGATCCGGAACTTCCGTTTCTGTTCCCAATGCAGGTGAAAACAGAACTGCGGCATCGGTGCGCACTGGGTATCAGGCATTACTTAACCTGAATGAAGCGTTGCGCCAGGATTTCCAGGGCAGCATACACGATAAGTTCGAGGGAAGCTTAGGCGATCCTACTGGTGCACTATCTCAGGCAACCACCACATCATACGTGGCCCTATCGTTGTCAGGGGGTAGTGACACAATTGCGTGCCTAGTTGGTGATGATCTTTGGGTTAGCTGGGTTGGCAACTTCCACAAAGGCGCCGGTGGTGTGGGTGATATCAAGGCACGCATTCGCTTGTCAAGCCCCTCACTAGCTGCAGTAACCATCGCCGAAAACAGAGTGTCAGCATACGTAACGGGTGTTGAGGCTTATGGCAGCATTCCACTAGTTGGAACACATGCCTGTGCTTTCAATGAAACGTATACAGCAACGATAGAAATTATTGATACAGGTGTGACACCAAACAATGCTGTATTCTCCTCGCACCTTCACATTCACAGGGTGCGCTAATGGCATTACTAGATCCAGTTCAGCCGGGATTTCAGAAGCTTTTCATTGATGGAATCGAACAATCTCCCGCGCGTGGGGGGTTAAACTTCACCGGTGGTGGGGTATCAATCAGCGATGATGCACCCAACAACCGAAAAAACATCAGCCTATCCGGAAGCAGTGGTGGTGGGTTAGCGGTTGTTTCTGTGGTTGCGTCTGGTACCAGTGCTGCGGATACAGTTGAATTGGTAGGGTCACGTTCGGTTGTGGTAACCCGCAATCTACCCTCCGCTACAGCTGGGCAACGGGTAATGTACTGTGACTCCGGTCAATTAGCCGGTACGTGGAATGTAATCATCGATGCTGGTGCTGGAACTATCATCAACGGTACCACAGCCTCAACGTTTACTATGACAACGGATGGTGAGGTAACTGAGTTGCTGTGCGTATCCGTTGGCAATTGGATGGTGATCCGATGATATTCAACAGCTGGAAGCCTGTACTTGATCTGGACTACACAGCTCAGGCTACACAGGGAACATACAATGGTGTATTCACTACACCTGCATTGACTTTTGCTCAGGAACAAACCTCACAGCTAGGCTCTAGGGTACTGACCAACGGCGCCGGTATTGTTCAAACCACCGTTGCGGGTGCAACCAATTGGGGTGAGAGCGATATCTACACATTGGTTGACGGAGCATCTGCGGCGTACAGCGAAAAGATCCGTCTTGACCTGCTAAAATCTGTGCTTTTCGCTTCTACTTCAACTGTGGCCGGGCGTGGAATGCGCTACAGGGCAATGCTGCAGTTTTCGCATTCCAACATTGACACATCCGGGGAGATAATCAAGTTTGGGTGGACTGGCCCCACTGACACCAACAACAGGTTGCATGGTGTGGTGCTGTTTGGAAACAACGGCGCGTCACGCATAGGGTACCAACAGGGTGAACAGGGCCCTGGTGCAAGCTTGACAATGAATACCATGCCCGGTGGTACCATAGATGTGCTTGTTGCGGAGATCACTTTTCCTTTCGTTTTCAGGCTTGGGTATGGCGCCATGGTGGGCAGCAGATTCCCCAGGGACAAAGAAATCAATTGGCTTGCCGGTGGCGCTAGCTCCTGGCCGCTGACGGGTACTGGTGGTGTCCGTGGATCTGGCAACGTGTCATGTGCTGTCAACAATGAAACCGGACCGCCACACCTTGTGTTTGCGATGAAGGCAGCTGCGGGTTCAACGTACACAGTAACAAGGAAGAGGCTACGTATTGAAGAATACGTTGAGTAAATAGCCATGGAAAAACTGTGTTTAGAAATGATTGCAGACTCACTGGACACATATGTACTTGATTTCGAAACCGGTGGATCCCCACCAGTAGGAAACGAAATCATCGACAACATAGGTGGTGGTGGAACCATCGTTGATGACATCGGTGGTGGTGGGGATATTCAAAATGCTTGAAAGTGAAAAGCCCAAGAAGTTCAAAAAGTGGCTTTACATCCTCCTCACTGCTTTTGGGGTTGGGGCTGTTCCAGCTGCAATTTACTCGGGTTGTCCATCGGGCATTGTTGCTGATGTACCGGTGTGTGTAGAGCGTAATGGTCAGGGTGTGTGTACCAAGTACGAATGTGAAGTTAAAGGTTCTAATGGCGAGTGTGCAAAAAAGGCAACTACGCTGGAATGTGTGGAGTTCTAAATGAAAAAGCTTATCTATGCGCTGTTTGCCACAGCACTCTTCGTTTTCTTTGCCTCTGGTGCACAGCTACCAGTCAATGCTGATGCTGCTGTGAACATGAGTACCATTGCAGCTGGTACCAACTACCTAGCTAATCCTGTGGGGCCTGTAAATGGGTTCTTTCGTGGAACGGATCAGGTCAAGTTGGACGCACTTCCAACAGCTACGGCACTGGCAACACAAATCAGTACCGCTGTTGACGGGAAGCTGATGCCAATTGGATCTTGGTGCGCTACAGGATCCCCAGCAACTACAGCGTTGCGTCAAATGCCAGATGCGTGCACCGCCGCACCGGTTGGTACACCGTTTGCCACTTCACAGCAATACGCTGTTCCCATGGCGCTAACGTGTACTAGCATTACAGCAACTTACGTGCAGGCTGTCCAGGCTACGGATAATATCACTTTTTGCTTGATGAAGAACGGCGCTGTAACGGCGCTGTGCACCACGTTGACACCGTCCGTTGCAGCTAGTACTAGCACAGGATCTGTAGCTGTTGCCCTGGCCGATAACTTGGCCGTGCAGATGGTGCAGTCCGGTTCAGCCGCATCAACAGCGAATACTCGGTCGAGGGTAAGCATCAGCTGCAAAAGCCCTTAATGTAGCAACTATCATCCCTGCCGGTATAGCCACTCTTCAGGACGTTGAAATAGCGCAAGCCATCGAGCCCGGAGCCCCCGGTCTAACTAATGGCTTCTTGATGATTACTACTACCACGTATGCTAGGCTATCTGACCCGGCATATACTGGGCCGCTCAATCAGCAAAAGGTAGCGGTCCTCAAAGCCAAAGTATTCAGTACCCCGTACGCACGAATCCTGGCTGATGGTGATTCGATCACTTATGGAGCCAACGCTGGAAATGCGGCTGACCCATCCGGCTGTATTGGGTGGAGAAAAACTGTCAATGATGCAATCATCGCATCGCGTGGTGCGTCAGTACCTGTTGAATGGGTTGGTTTCCAGGATACAGGATACAGCGTTGATACTGTAGTTCGGTACCACGCTGGTGTTGGTGGACGTACCACAACTCTAGCCACAGCTGCGGCTAATGCTGACATGGGCCCCGGCATTAGGGGTGCAGAAATATGGATCGTTGGGTTTGGTACGAATGATGCGCGATCAAGCAAAGCTAACGCCACGTTCCAAGCCGACTACACTGCGATGTATAATGCTCGTCGGGCTAGGCTTGTTGCTACCGGCGTGACACCAATACCGATTATCACTTATACCCCTGAGGACCCTAACGAACCGTCGTTCAACGCATTCATTACAACTTACAACGCGGGTTGGGCGGCATTCGTTGCAGGTCTGGCCGGATCGCCTTTGATCACTTCTGGCCCACCCGGTTTGGTGGCCGGTGACATGAACGCTGGTGACAATCCACATCCGCTTGCCACAGGATACGAAAACAAGATTGCCCCACCCATTACAACACAGGTATTGAATGCGCTAACCACACTTGGGTTATAGTCATTTTTCTTAGGGTGTAACCGCAGCATTTCCGGTGGTATACTGAGAGTAACCCACAATGGCCGAATTTTTCAACACAAATAGGACCACAATCGCCTTAATCGTTAATGCGGCCATGGTGTGCGCTGGCGCGTTTGGGCTACACCTGACCACGATTCAGATGGGTGCTGTGATGGGACTCGTTAATCCTGTGCTGGTTTTGCTTGCCCACAAAGCAACCCACCCGAGTAACCAGGAGTGAAGTGATTTGGGGTATCCTTAGCGGGATACTCCTGATTGCACTTACCGCGGTAGCATATTGGCCAACCCGAAAATGCAGCTCAGTGAAAAAGGCTTGAGATTAATTGCAGCGTTCGAGGGTTGCAAGCTGCGGATGTACAATGATCCAGTTGGGTATTGTACCATTGGGTATGGCCATCTGATCCATAAGGGCAAAGTTGGAACTGCCCCCAAAGCAGAAGCACCATATGCAGCCGGGTTGACACAGGAACAGGCTATAGAGTTGTTGCGCAAGGATGCGGCTGTGCAGGAAGCTGCTGTGAATTCATGTATTAGGGTACCGTTGAAACAGAACCAATTCGATGCGCTGGTTTCCCTGTGTTTCAATATTGGCACGGGGGGTTTGAAAGCGTCATCCCTGATCCGCTACATTAACTCAGGTGGCAACAACCCAAATGAAATTACTAAGCTGTTTGGGCTTTGGAATCGCGCCGGTGGGGCTGTTCATCCTGGGTTAGTCGGTCGGCGCAAAACTGAAGCTTTGGTGTACAATGGCGTTGGCTGAAACCGAGATCATCAGCATTGTGATTACATCCGCAACGGCATTGGTAGGTGGACTCACAACCGGTATCATTGCCGTATTCTCTTGGGCTAAAGCTGCGATCAAGACTGAAAAAGACGAATGCGCTCTTCAGGTGGCAAGCCTAGAGCGTCGTATTGATAAGTTAGAAGCGTATCTCTTTCCGGAAACCTGAACACTGAACAGACTAGTTTAACACTAGGCTAAGCCTTAGTGTCAGCCATCCGGGTGGTAACCCGTTTAAAGAAAGCGCAATAGGTGAAATTTGGGTATCGTGGTAGTAGAATGGATCGACGCGCATACAACGGAGTTGGATGAATTAACGCCCGAGATGATCACGGATTCGTTGCACTTTGGGTATCCAACAACCTCGATTGGTCACCTGGTAAGGAGTGACGAAAAGGGTGTTAGCCTGGCCACGGATGTACAAACCGGGAAGGACGGAGCCATACATTACCGCTGCGCGCACTTCATCCCACGTGGAATGGTTGTGAAGGAGAAGGTAATCAAGCCGGATCCCCCCAAACCACGCACGCGCAAGGTGAAGGTTGTGGATAAGTGTTTGCCGTCGCTTTCCTAATAGGCGCGGCATACGAGCTGTTTGGAACCATTTGGGTAAGGTGCATTGGAGCCAAGAAGGCACCCGAAGCGGCATACATCGCCCCACTTCCGGGGGAATCGTTTGAAGCCTACTCGGCGCGACGAAACAGCCGATGAGTTGACACGAAATCCAATAGCAAAGGCTGTGCCATCATGGTGCGGCCTTTTTCTTTTTGGAGCCGCAAAATAATTGCTTGACACATGTGGGTGGTCGGGTAAAATGAGTATCAAGATGAGCAGCATTGAAGCCCAGTTCTTTGGCGTCACTGATGAGGTATTGAACATGTCCGAGCCACTTACATACCATGCGATGAATGTGCATCGATGCGAGGCTTTCCGTACCATGCTGGTGGTTAGCCACAGCCGAGGGCAAAGCACACCGTTTACCACTTACTTCGTTAATGAAGTAATGAGCATGCGCATGGCACACGCACTAGAGGATCTAGGGTGGCTAACTATTTGCCCTGGGTACCGTGGTCGACCGTCTACACTTACACTGACTGATGTGGGTGAGTGGATCCTATCCGGTGTAACCAAGCAATACCTGAACAAATGATCAGTCTTTTTTGTGGAGCAAGAAAATAAACCATGTTTTTCATTCCATATTTCATTGGTGCTGCAATCACCTATTCCCTATTCCCAACCAAGGCGATGCAACGAAACCCCAATGACATCATCAAGTACTGTTCCATTTGGCCTGCATGGTGGGGTATGTTCATTGCTTGTTATGTTGCAGAAAAGATTGAGGATACACTGTCATGAAAATCAAGCAAGCAACTAGGGCAGAAGCCATAGCCATCTATAAGTCCAGATGGTGGACTAAGTACCCTATTCGACAGGTAGCATTATTTCAGTTGCAGCAGGATTATTCTTGCATGCCGTTCGGTGAATTCCAGGAAGCTGTTGCTACGGCTGTAGGGCATGATGTGTACTCAGCCACACTGTCTCTGATGCGGAATCAGCTGATTGATGAGTGTATTCAAGCTGTTGCAGAAGCAGGGCTAGCGCCTCTTACTGTTGATGAAATAATTGCTTGACACACAATTCGCATTTGATATGCTCTGAGGCACAATGACGAACACCAAGACCACCAGGAACAACCGCAAGATGACTGCAACCACCGGGATCCTGGGTATGCATGTTGCCGAAACGCTGGGTTGGCAGGTGGCACAGGACAAGCGGTTTTATCTGATTATGAACCTTGTTTCTAAGTGAAAGTATAAAAGGTAGCAGCATGGCAAACACTGCACGTCGCATCAACTCGACCCCCATCAACGAGCACAAGATGGCAGCACTGGGGTATGGCCATGGGTATCATGATGGGTGCAACACCGACAAGGGGATCCATGTGGAATACGAAACCATGCGGGAACTCGCCAACGATTCCTTTTGGGATTTGGATGTGAATGATCCGACGGGATACCTTATGGCTGAATTCCAATCTGCCTACATCAGGGGATTCCGTAAGGGACACGGGGCTTGAATCATGCATGCCACATACGCTTGGGCCACCTTTCGCGCGGTTACTGCGATCCAAAACCTCATGGTTGCTTTGGCCCGAAATGACAGAAAATAAACCTTGATCGTCCCGTTCATTTCGCTATTCTTTGGACATGACGAACGGCAACACCAAGTCCACCGGCTGCAACGAGACCACCATGATTCGCGGTGCGCTGGATATGCTCGAACTGTCCTACCACCGCGGTGAGATCACGGAAGCCCAGTTTCAGCTGGGGACGAGTAACTTGCTCGCGAACCTTCCGAAAAAGTGAAACCCGGGTGGTGGGGGCCACCTTAAAACCCCCTTTTGCCCACCTAGCTCAGTGGTAGAGCAGTAGTTTTGTAAACTACCGGTCACCTGTTCGAATCAGGTGGTGGGCTCGAGGCGGAGACCCTGGAAACAGGAAAAGAACCACACCAGGTTTGGTAGTTCCTGCGGAAGAAAAACTGCCATATTTTTATTTTTGGCCCAATATGACATGTACAATGGGATTTAGTTTCCCTATTCTTTGGACATGACGAACGTGACCAATCCCACGAAGTACATCAACAACAACAACGCGCGCAGGATCGCGAGCCGCATTGATGAGCTTGGCGCTTCCAGCATCGAGCGTCTTTGCAGTGACTTGGGGCTGGATTTCGTTGTGGTCGGCTGGCTACTCAACAACTCACTGTTTGACGAATTCACCGCCACCAGTGCACAACTATGGATTCGCCGCGACGCCTGAGGGATGTATGGTGCTTTACCTCCCGCTCCGGTGAAGGGGGTGGGAGGTATCCTGGGGATGGTGGTAGTGGTTACCGTGCAGCTGAACGTTGGACAATAGCCATTTACCAAGGCACTGGAGTAAGCAATAACGGATTCTACGTTATTGCTCGTCATGTGTGGAAACCGCGATTTTACTTACATGAGGAACCGCGCTTTTTCGAGTCACTACATAAAGCCCGCATGTATGTGGAAAGTCTCGCGTCTATATTGGCACGCCGCATGCATGTTGATGATGTAGGTGGACGAGAGAGAAGATTCCAGAAACGATAAGACCACTGGCTAGCTAGTCTGTTCAGTGATCCACAAAAGGAAAAGCATATGGCACGTTACCGCTACTGCATGAATAGCGCTTATGAAGCTGGTGTAAAAACAATTCATCCGGTATCCGACTTTTCCCGTTGGGCTAAGCCGGCTAATGTCACATCTGGCCAGGGATTTACTATTGCTGATTGCTGGATATTTACCACGGATGTGGAAATTCCACATGAATTACCGGATTACATTGAGCAGTTACCATGAAAACCACAGCTAAGCTAATCACATTCATCCTCATCCTTGCTCCACTCCTCTCTCCCCTTGCCTATGCCACTGGCACAGAATCACCCCCTGCAGCCATCGATCTGTCCGAACTAGCCACCCTAACCCAGGCTTCGTGCAAAGCCTCAGGCGGGCCCTGTGAGCTCAAGCTTGAAGCAGCCGCATACAGCATTACCAAACCAATCGATGTGTGCCTACCTCTTCGCATCGTCGGTAAGGGGGTGGGTTTCACTAACAGCGGAACCACAATTCTCACCAGGAGAACCACGGCGATCCGCACTTGGCATCGAGGGTATTGCCCAAACACCGCCTTGAACGGTAACTCAGGTTCATTGGTGTTGGAAAACGTAACGCTCATTAATTCCAATATCTTGGGAATGGGCCTAACAATACCAGACGAACCACCTTTCTTTGGTATAGAGCAGAAAACCCGCGTAGCACTCACCAACGTTGCCATTCGTGGTTTTGTGCAGGGTATCCGTGTTCAATGTGGGGTTCCGGCCTCCAATTGCAATGGGTCAACTTATACCAACGTTGATATTGAAACTTCCGAGCATGCTGGATTCTACGCAAACGGAAGTGATGCGAATGCGATGGTGATCAACAGGATGAGAGCCGACGGAAGCTGTAGAGCAGCAACCAAGTGGAATGCGTCATTAAATGCTTCCTTTTGCGCCAAGTACCCAAACCATCTTGCCTGCACAAACGAATGGTACAAGTGCGCAGGGATCTTTGACGCATCCTTTCTTGGTAACACATACACTGGAACAGCAAACGCTTTTGAGAACAATCATGCTGGAATGGTTGTTGTTGGTGGAAATAACTGCACAACTGTAATTGGTTCGTATCTCGAGTTGGATTCTCAGCCGGGGTATATTGACGCGCGTGTTAACGTTATTGGTGGCCACAGCACCTTCGCTGGGCCTGGTGGGCAGTGGCATGGCGCAAAAACAACGGGGCTAACTGTGGAGGGTAATGGGGCTACCCTGAGAATTGGATCCGAATCAAACACACCAAATACGTTGTTCCAGTTCAGTAACACTGCAACGGGACCCTGGCCATGGAGACTCAAGTTGAACCCCACCAACGGAGATATTTATATGGACACGGGAAACATTGGGCCTGTTAGGTGGGGTGTTCCGTATAAGGTTGGGGCCACACAATGAGTAACAACCCGGATGGTGTTGAGGCGCACGTAGACGCACCCCAAGATTTGCTTGTTGAAGAAAAAACCTTGTTTGCTGTCGACGTTTGCTTTAAGCTGGACATGTCGCGTCCACTGAATCCACAGGTGGTTATCGAAACCGGCCCTAAGTGGGAGGATGTGATTTTCTGGGATGAAGAGCAGATCCGCATCGTTGCACAGTGGTTTAATGATGCTGTAGGACACATTAACACGAGAGCGAGACTGTAAACATGCCATACACTCCAAACCTTTCAAATCTGCTGTCCGGTTTGGTACCAGTACCAACACAACCACTTGATTCAAACGGCATACTTGTTGAACCCGGGCAAACCGTGCGCTTCCCTAAGTGGCGGGCTTTCGTTGAATCTGAGGATATTGTAACCGGTACACCATACTGGGATGAGTACTTGAATGTGTGGCTAGTCAGCACTAAGTATGGTGAAAGGGCGTGGGATATGCTCCACCCGTGCACTGTGGTTAGGAACGGCTCAAAAACCATGCCAACCAGCACTGATTCTGATGAATTCGTGCGCGGTTTCGCTGCTGGTGTTGCAGCCTTGCGCGAAAAACTTCTCACCTTGAAATACGACGCACTAAAGGAAGGTCGGCTTGACCTGGAAAGATTCGACATCAGGAGCGTTGAACCGTAAAGATTTTTCCTTTTTACTTGACAACTCGATCTCATTCCGTCATGCTTACTGGGCAATGTCAATTCCCAACCTCCACAGCATTTTTATCAACGGCGCCGAAATTAAGGCGTGCATTGCGTGTGCGATGGGGATTGCCACAAGCGACCCGGACATGGAAGCAATTGCAACGGCTGGCTGTGAAGTATGCGGATCCACCATGCCACCTGCACCGGCAGACGAAACAGCCATCTCGGAATACATCAAGGTACTAAAGCATTCAGGTACTTTCAAGGCATCGATTTTCCATATTGAATCCCACATGGGAATACACCAAGAAAAAGAAACAGCATAATGTCTAATCTGAATGAAATTCCAGCGCTTCTACTTGGCGCTAAGAAGCGCCCAATCACCGGCGAAGCTGAGGTTATTGACGCAGCGCTGAAGTCAGACAAGCCATTTGAAACGCTTGCGAAAAGCTGTTATGGTGCGGCGCATATTTGCACTAACGAAGAACGCATGATGTATAGCATGGGTGTGCTGAATGCAGTGATGCTGTTTGCGGCTATCCGGGATTCATACACGGCAGGGATCCTGGAACACATGGATAAGAGAATTGCGGAAAAGAAGGACACGCTTAGCCAGATCGATTACATTGTCGATGTAACGGATATGCTAGCCTTGCTTACTTCCAAGGGGTTGGTCAAGGAGCCCGAAGTTACTCGATGAAGCCAACAACACCGGATAATGATCCTGGGTTGGTTGCCCTGACTGAGGCTACAGCAAGCCGCAGCTCACTAGGCATCAGTGCAATCGAGCTTGGGTCTCTCATAGTTGAGTTGATGGCTGAAAAAATCAGTTACATGAAATCGAAAGGCATACCGCCGGAACAGGTTACTGCTGCGGGCACATTCTTTGCTCAAGGAATGAGCAAGCTAGCTGATACACTTGCTGAGTTTGGCGTGCTGCCTAAGTACAAGCTCAAGCCGCCTGAGTAGAAGCCCCCTTTGCCACAGCGTAAAATCCCGGGTCAGTGTTACGACTGCGGCGCAACAGAAGATAAATTCTTTCGTTGCGCCGCTTGTCGTATGGTGGCATTGGAAAAGAACAGGGAATTGCGGCAACGAAAAAAGAAGTGGAGGCACGACAAAAGGGGGTTGACGGGAAGATTCGAATCAATTAATAAATAGAGCACATGAGCCAAGCAACTCAGTTCATTCCAGCTGGACACGACAAGATCCACAACCCGCGCGAATGGTCTTCGTTTCAGCATGCCGTTTTCAAGGCTGTGGAGGATGACGAAGCAGGTCACATCGTAGTGAGTGCGGTTCCAGGGTCAGGAAAAACCACCACGCTGGAACATGCGATCAAGAATTACACTTTTGATGGCGCCAAGATCCTGGTGTGTGCATTCAACAAGGATATTGCTACTGAGCTGCAATCACGGATAAAGCTGGCTGGTTGCAAGATTCAGACTCTACACGGATTCGGGTTGTCCGTTGTTACTCGCAACCATGGACGCAGGGCCATTGATACAGCAGGTAACCGGCTCAACGATGAGCTGAAATCCCGGGTGGGCAAGGAATGGGATAAGCGAGAAGCACGCACGTTCGTCTCCAAGGTAATCAGTATCGGGAAGTCTTGTCTTGTGGGTGATGCGGAAACCCTAGATGAATTAGCTGATAAGCATGGGTATGAGTGTCCAAAGAACCACGACCGCGCCACCCTTATTGGAATTGCACAGAGCATCTTGGCTTCCAACGCTACCCAAACCGACGGACTCCTTTCCTTTGATGACATGGTGTGGCTACCGGTTATCCAACGCCTCGGGATGCCAAAGTTTGACCTGGTATTCGTGGATGAAACCCAGGATTTGAATCCCTGTCAGTTGAAACTCATTAGGCTTGCTGCTGGATCGGATGGTCGGATCATTGCTGTCGGAGACAAAAATCAGTCGATCTACGGTTTCCGGGGTGCCGATCCAGACGCAATGCCGCGGATGGTTCGGGAACTCAAAGCAGCCCAGTTGCCGCTATCCATTTGCTACCGCTGTGACGCTGCCATCGTGAGGGAAGCTGCGGACGTGCACGCCGGGATTATGCCCAGACCCAACGCTCCGGAAGGTATCGTGAGGGATGCTACCGACAAGGAATGCCTCAGGGATGCGAAAAAAGGGGATTTCATAATCAGCAGAACGAATGCCCCGTTGATTTCCACGGCATTCAAATTCCTTGCTTCCGGAATACCCTGCAGCATCCGGGGACGTGATATCGGTGAGGGTCTTGCATCCTGGATCAAGAAGGAAAAATGCCGTGACGTTCCACACCTTATGACGCAGGTGCAAACCTGGTGCAGCGAGGAAATCAAAAGGCTAACCGCATTGGAAAGACCCGTTGACCTGGTGGTGGAAAAGGCCGAATGCATCATGGCCCTGTGCGAAGGCATGAGCAGCATCGAGGATGTGATTAATCGCATCGAGCTGCTTTTTAAAGATGGCGCCTCAGCTGGGATTCAGCTAATGTCTACTCACAAGGCAAAGGGACTGGAAACGGATAGGGTTTGGTTGCTGATTGACACTTACTGCAAATGGCCTGGAAAAGAAGAGGAGAATTTGCTTTACGTCGCCGTGACTCGCGCCAAGCATGAGTTGATTTATGTCTCAAAAGAACAACAGATATGAATACATAAAGGCATGGCGAAAGGCTAATCCTGATAAGGTATTAGCTACTAGAAAAAGATTTAACGCAAGGCACAGGGAACGGATCAATGCCGAGGCCCGTGAATACCGTGTGGTTAATCCAGCCAAAGTGTATGCCACTAACCACCGTCCGCTTGCTGAAGTATCGCGCAGACAACAGTGTCACAAGAAAAGAGCAGTTGCAGCAGGATCCAATCCAGGTGGATTATCTGCGGCCGAATGGGTGGAGATCCTAGAAGTATTCGATCATAGGTGTGCCTATTGTCTTCGGAAGTGTGATACACTTGAAATGGATCACTTCACAACTATAACCGCCGGTGGTGCAAATGATACGTCAAACATCGTACCAGCGTGTAGACAGTGTAACTGTAATAAATCCAGCCTTAATGTATTCGGCTGGTTTGGAAAGTGTGTAGGAGCGAATCAAATGGCAAAGCGTGGACGAAAACCTAATCTTTACTATGGCGTCACATCCGTTACAGGTACGGAGGATCTGATTAACATTGTGGTGAGGGTTCCGGCGTATTCCTTCACGGATAAGGACGAGCACATTCGAAAGCGGGATATCGTCAAGGCCGGTGCTGCATGTGGTGCATTGGATGTCTTTACTGAATATCTAGACATATGGCACAACAACATCCCGGATATTGGGCCACTTCCTGTTGCGCATCCGGTGGAGGAGCAAGGGTGATTCTAATCCAGCTGCATTACGACACCTGCCCCTGGAAGACTCAAGCTCACACAGCCACCTACAACGAAGCTGTTAGGGCAGCATTTAAAGCTATACCTGGGATTGATTGGGTAAAGGACAGTTCCGCTCTTAATGGGGTTGGGTATTTTTCCGGCCCCACGGAATGCATCAACCTAGCCCTTGATACCGTCACTGGTGCGAAGATTGGGGTTGTAAAAGACCACCGGCAACCCAAGGAAGCGGGTGGAACCATCGAGCATAGCAACCTTGATCCTGCCCTGTACCCTTACCAAGTCGAGGGTGTTGGGTGGGCCATTAACCAGCTATCATTCACGGGGGGTGCGTTGCTCGCAGATGAAATGGGGTTAGGAAAGACTCCACAAGCCGTCATCACAGAGCTCGAACTATCCCGCATCATGGTTACCCCATGTACCAACGCACTTGTGGTGTGTCCAGCCGTAGTTACCGAGCATTGGCGTCGACAAGTGATCCGCTGGGGTGGTGACCCGAACTACTTCACGATCCGTTCTTACGAGAAATTCACCAAGGAAGTAAAAGCCGGAACGTTACCGTACCATCATATTTGCATTTTCGATGAGGCTCATTACCTTTCCAACCACAAAGCCCAACGCACCGCCGCAGCATCCCATTACATCAATCAACACTCGCCTATGGTGCTGCTGCTGACTGGCACTCCCATCCTTAGCCGCGTCAAGGATCTGTGGTCGTTGCTCAATCTCATGCATCCGGGTCGTTGGGGGTCCAAGTTTGACTTCGAGCGCCGTTATGCGAATGGGCACTTTGAAGAAATTAAGGGGCTGGATCGCAACGTTTGGGTGGCGGATGGGCATTCCAATGAGACTGAACTCCACCAACGCCTTTCCTCTGTCATGCTCCGAAGAACCAAGGCCGAAGTTGGCACCATGCTCCCTCCTAGGGTGCGTACCATTCATGAAGTCCAGTTACCTAAGAAAGCGCTCAAGGCTCTGCAAAAAGCCGCAGCTGCAATCGACTGGAATGGCAACCAAAAGGCTTCCATATCTTCCCTTCTCAGTGATATTGAGGCTTACAAAATCGAATTCGCCACCGATTTAGCTAATGAAGTCATCGCTTCCGGTGGTAAACCATTGATCCTCACCTTAAGGAAGGATACAGCGCGTGCAATATCCAAGGCCCTTTCATGCCCTTGTGTCACGGGTGACGATGATGCGCAAGATCGTCAAGGCATCCTACAGGGTAGCGATTGCGGAGTCGCTACCATATACAGTGTCACCACCGGGATTGACCTCACCAGCTACGATACCCAGATCCAGGTGGGCTTGGATTGGCTTCCTTCGACAATTCTTCAGGGCGAGGCGAGAATTCACAGAATTGGCCAGGAGCGTAGCGTCAACATCCATTTCTTGGTAGGGGTGGGGACACTGGACGAGATTGTACGTGAAAGAGTACTTGAAAGACTTGACACTTTCGAAAAGGTGATCGGCTCCGGTGATGAAGCCAATTTTGCCGTTGACCTGGGTGGGGGAACGGAAGATGATTTGGTTGCGGCTTTCCTCAACGAGATAATGAAATGAAAAATTACAAACTGCAGGCGAAGGATATTCCAACAGAAGCTGTATTGGAGTTGATTGACCACATTGAATTCACGGAATCCAGGTGGACGCACGTTAGCGATCTTGAAGCCAGGTGGCCGGATTTCCCTTACAAGGTAATCCTTGCCAAGTGTGACCAGATGATCCGCAGTGGGTTGATCACGGGTTGTGCATGTGGGTGTTACGGTGGATTCGAAAGGTACTGAGTAACAATGAAAGCCACTGATTACGATGGTTTATGCACCTTCCAAGATGACAATGGGTTCAGCTATGCAATACCCAAGCAAGGTGATGAATTCCTTGCGGATAGAATTGCAACAGCGCTGAAGTTTGCAATCAAGGTAGGTGAGTATCGCGCTAGGTCTAAGATGCGGCGTGCGTTGGGATTGGAACCGGAATGAACGCCGGACACAGGTGGAGACCTGACCACTATACCTTTTATCAGGGTCACCCCTTGCGTGGTGTGTGGGTACCTGATTGCTACAATGCCTTTTCACAGGGACACTGGATGGATTGCACCACATTCTTTTCTTTTTACGGCTATCGCTGCATTCCGTGGTTTGATATTCAAGATGGCATGAGGGCACTAAGGTGAACGATGAGCCCCCCGAAATAGATTGGTCCGATTACGACGAGCCAAAACCCGATCCTGAGTTCCTTGAGGAAGCGGCCATAGACGAAAGTTGGGTGGATGATGCCAGGAATCCTGATGTAATCACAAGCATCAAGGCCCCTGTTCCCCACGGCACACCCCATGCCAAGTGGAAACTAGTCCCCGGATCCGAGATTCTTTTTGGTGCCATGCCACCTGTGAATTGGCTCATCGAATCCCTGGACTTGGCTGAGGGCAGACCCATGGGTTTATGGGGTGCTCCTGGTTCCGGCAAAAATGTCCTGGCCCAAACATGGGGGCTGATGGTGGCATCTGGGGTTTCCCTGGGGCCTTGGGTGGTTTCGGCCCCACCCATGCGTGTGCTACATATTACTTACGATATGGGCAAGTATGCAACTTCCATGAAGTATCGCCAACTTGCTAATGGTCTTGGGCTAGATCCTGGGATCCTGCAGGATAACCTCGATATTGCAGCACATCCGGAATACAACTTAACAACAGATAACGCTGCGGGGAAATTCCTCAAGTTACTCAAGGACGGAAACTATGGCTTCGTTATCCTCGATAACCTCCGTGCAGCAACACCCGGAAGCAACGAAAATGATTCGGACTTTGGAACTCATGTGGGGAATTTCGGGGCTGCATGCGAGCATTCCGGCTGTGTGGGATTGTACCTACACCACACCAAGAAAGGCGCGGGAATCAATCTGGAAGCATCTAGGGGAAGTGGTAGCATTCTTGCGGCATCCGGCCCCATTTGGATGATCGGGGAAAGCTCCAAAAACAAGCCCCGACAACTCCACCACTTGCGGGCACATGATACCACCACAAGCTTTAAAGATCCATCCTGGGTGCAATTGCATCTTGCCTCCAAACCAGCTGCCCTTATCCCCATGCCCGCGGGCCACCCCAATGCTGCCTGGCTGACCATTACAGCCGACGATCCGACACCAGGCAAGAAGGATAAGGCCAAGCCCGATAAGCGCGTAGAAGCCATCCTTGCGGCACTGAGGGCTACCCCAAACATGGGGATCAACGAAATCCGGGAAGCGGTTCAAATGTCCAAGCCGGTGGTGGTTGCTGTGGTGAAGGACATGGTAACCAAGGGGTTGATCAAGAATTGTGGCGGTAATGAAAATGGCAAGGCGCACAATTACATTGTGGTTGAAACCAGCGATGAAACCGGTTCTGGTTTCGTCGAATCCAGGGAACCGCTTGGGAACCGCTGACGGAACCGGTCTAAGTATATGAAATCATTCAACTATACTTTCTTATGGGCACACCGGTACAGTCCTTGTGACACTCTTAGAGTGTCACAAACGGACCGGGGCCGAGTAGGACTGAGAAACCACCGGAGGAAATGAATGAGTAAATTTATTTACATTATCCTACTTATGCTCCTATGTGGGTGTTCCTGCACCAACCACGGCACGAGTCTTTCCCTCATTCTTTGCGACCCCATTTGCGGAACCCATGTTGACGGGCGCAGAGGATGTTGGTATGCATGCGAACAAGACGGCGACAGCATCCAGTTGAGGCGACGGGCTCTGTTCGTTCCTAATGAGGCGTTTCAGTGTCAACCGAAAGCAAAATAAGTTACTCGGTATGCCCCCATCGTCGATGGCAAATAAATACCCTTGATACACACTATGAATGCTGCTATTGTGGGGAGGTTCTACCCAAGGGTGAACCGGAAACGGAAGCTATCGAGCATTATACTGGATCATCTGGCGAGAATAAGAAACTTTCTACTGGGAATGTAAAAGGCTGAAAATGATTACCATTGAATTACGCAAGCGGTCAAGATACCCGTGGACTAAGGAATTAGTTGATTGCTGGTGTGTTTCTACCCCATCCGCGGGACTTCACTGGGAATTCTTTCGGCAAGATAAAGCAATCACGGCAGCACACATTTACCGTGATACTGTTGAATCACTGACCGGTTTGCGGCTTTCCGTTAAAAACTCTGTTGATCCGAGGTATGAAAACCATGACTACACTTGATAGCATCAAGATGCCGAAACACTACACCGGCCACCCGTCCGGAATTGAACCAAAGTCCTTTCTTGGGTGGTTTCCACACTTTGTTGGGTGCGCAATGAAGTATCTGTGGCGGGCTGGATTGAAAGATGGTAACACTGTTGAGCAAGATTTGCTCAAGGCGAGGGAATACATCGATTTCGAGCTAGAGCGGATTCGCGCCAGCAAACCGACTGAGGTTAAACTGCGGCATTGTGTGCCGGCGTTTGAAGAGTCCTGGGAAGGATTCAAGGGTAGATTCGAGAAGGCACGTAACCGTGTATCTTACCGTAACCGTAAGGGTGAAGTGATTTTCTGGGCCCATCATCCCGCCGATGGTCTAGCCGATGCATTCAAGGGCCTAGAAGCATTGAAGGCTGTTTGCACTGACAATGGCCCGGTTCATCTGATTGGGAAGAAAGTACGAAACAGTCACAGTGAACACCTTGTGGCTGGTGTCTATCGCTACACCGGCAGTGGTTGGAGCGGACACAAGTACGGCGATTGGTGCGTTCAGTACAACAAGAATGGTTCCTGGGATTTCGCCTCATCTGTAAAGCTTGTTGAACCACGGGATCCGGATCTTGCGCCGGAGGGCAAGTGCTGGACATGGGGGTCAGGAATTTACGGCTACACTAGCCGTAAGGTTGCGGATGGTCACAGGAGCGAAAACTCAAAGCCGATAAGGCTGGAAAACATTTCACGGGTATCAGTTGTCCATTGATCCGCAGATCCTTTCCATTCTCACTTCATCCACCGCAACTGAATGGGGAACTTCCCGCTGGTCCACAATGCGTTATTGTGGATTCAAGTATGAGTTGAAATACGAAAAGGGCCTTAGGCTAAGAAAGAGGCTACCGGTTGTCGATGATGAGGACGCAATTGAAGCTCTGTTGGATGATGTGTCTTCTGAGCCTGGAACTTCAGCTAAGATCAAAGCTTCGGGTGATGCTCCAACCTCGGCACCTTGGTTCGCTACTGGTCAGCTCGTACATGCGTGCCAAGAATGGGTGCTGAAAGGGGTGCTGCTTGGCCAAAACCGCCCCTGGCAGCCGGTGATCGATGCTGCCTTGACCTTGCCCCACCTGTTCCCAAACGCCGCTTACGACCCCAAAGAGAGGACCGTGGATGAAGCATCAAGGTTGGTGGATGCGTATTACGGATACCACGGAATTGAAAATGGGGGATTTGAGCATGACTGGAAAATCATTGCTTCGGAATTGCTGTTCCAATGTGATGATTATTTTTCGTTGCCCATCACTTGTCGCGCCGATTCTATTTGGCAACTGGACACTGGTGAAATTGTCGTTGCGGATACCAAAACCCGTGCCAAGGACTTGCCAAAAGATATCGATAAGTGGAAAAGGGATGCATCCGTGAATCCCCAGTTCCTTCAACTTTCATGGCAGGCGCGAATACACTTCAACCTTGATTACTACCCAAGTATTTTCGTTGACACCATCAGCAAAAGTGCGATTCCTAAAGTAAAAAGGGTATTCGTCCACATTGATCCTGATGATGTAAGCGCTTGGCGCGATAATCATGCCTTGACGCTGGCTGCACATGAGGCTATGCTCCGGGTGGCTCCACGGGGGGTGATGAATTACAATAACTGCAGCCCCCCGATTGGGTCGCGGTGTGAGTTTTTTGGGTACTGTCACGGAAAATCCGATGAAGCAAGAATGTTGCATCACGAATTTGCATTGAAGGGATAAAGGAAACAACACAATGAATCAGAAGCATTTCAACAGGATCTGGCGTGGATTCGAGAAACAGAACTGGAAAGCGGGGTATAGCAGTCTGCATGCTAGCTGCATGAGCTTGACTCCTGAGGGTAACAAGTGCGTCGCTGGCCACCTGGGAACCGAGCGCGAGTTAAAGGAAAATCCAACGTCAAACATAGAGATCATTATGCGCATCGAAGAATGTGATTGGAGTGCTGTGCGTAATACAGCATTGGGCAAGCTGGTTAAGCTGCACGATGGTCTCATAGTAGAGAAGGAAACCAAGAATTTCCCGCGTGACTTCAAGAGAGCTGTTGTCAGGTTTGCGAAGGAACACGGATTCAAGGTGCCCACCACATGAACAGCACAAGTAAGCTACTTTCTAGGCAGGAAATTTTCGATAAGGCTGTATCGGGTCTGGCGTCACAAGGATTCGTTAGGTCACGTCAGTCTACTGACGAGCAAATTATTAATCCCAAGTGTCTTTATCGTGGCCCCAATAACACCAAGTGCGCGGTTGGGCACCTGATTCCAGATGATGTGTTCAAGGATCAGTTCAACACATACGATGTGCGGTCGTTGCCGTCTGATGTGCTGTTGGCTGCTGGACTTGCCATTGACAACAGTGATTATGGGGTTGAAGTGCCACACATACAATTTATCGCCAGTCTACAGGTTCAGCACGATGAAGCAGAAACGCCTAAGGCGATGAAGTCCAACCTGCGATCATTCGGCATTCGGTATTCACTTTCCATTCCTGAGGTACTTGCAAAATGAATGCAGCTGAATGGGTCGGAATCACAGCCGGAGGCCTTGCCCTGGTCCTTGCTGTGCGTGACACATTGCGCACGCATTACCAGTCCAAAAACATCAAGGCCGCATTTGACGCAGCATATCAAGCTTTTGTCGCAAACAATGAAGTTACCCTGGCGTTGACCAATGACATCAAGTCGGTACACGCGCAGGTAAAGACTTTGGATGCAAGGATTGTTGACTCACAACGCGAGCATGGTAATATTGCAGCAGCAGTAAATTCCATTGCTGCTGAAGTTGTCAGCCAACGGCCGGCATTCGAAAAGTTGGACTTTGCAACATCGGCTATGTTGGCCCCCAAGAAACGTGGACCGAGGAAAGTGAATGAGGAAAGTGGAACATGAGTGAAGCAACTGAAGAAGTTCGGACACCACCCGCCGTTGATCTGGCGTCCCTTGGTATCACCACCGGCGCTGAAGCTCAAAAGGACGCATACGCCCGTATCCTGGTGTTGGCGAATTACAAGGTAGGAAAAACCACAGCTATTGCCACCACAGCCCCGAAACCACTCATCATAAATTGCGACGGGTTGGGAGCTACCACTGGTGCTCAACACATCAACAGCCAGTTTGAGGATGAGGTTGAATTCCTGGTGAAGGACTGCAACTCGAGCATGCAGTGGGCGGCATCAGTTGAGGCTGCATACAAGCTTGCTGAAGCTGGGATCATCAAGACAGTTGCCGTGGATACAGCCACGTTCCTCTTAGCTTCCCTTAAGGTGGAAGCCGAGAACAAGAAATTCGCTGGTTTTGATCTGTGGAATGAAGTGGATTCCACCTTCTCTAAACCCTGGCGAAAGCTGCTCAAGATTCCCGCCCACCTTATTGTCACTACCCACATCACACCGGGGTACGAAGGTGAAGCAGGTATCGCACCTAGCATTCAGGGATCCGCAAAGACCAAAATCCCTGGCGCTATGCACGATATTGTGCTAATGGATTGTGTGGCGGATAGGAAGCCGCATGAAAGAGTATTCTACGTGGGGCCACAGGGTGCAAAGTGGTCAAGCACGGGGTGCAGGAACACGAAGAAATCCGCTATTATTGAAGCTGACTTTTTGAAGCTTTTTAAGGAATTGGGAATTGAACCATGAAGAACGAAATAATTGTTGAGGCACTTGGTGGCAAGATTGCAATCGGTGAAGCCGCAAGTGGTCGACCTGCGCTTTCGATTGCAACGCACACGGAAGATGGTGCGTATCAGTTTTCGGGCGGGGTTGCTTCCGTAGGTACCATCCTCGACTATCAAGCTGCGGATGAGCTGTGCAACTGGCTCATGGCATGGTTGAGCAACGAGGATTCCAAGAATGATCCTGGTGACGAGGGTGATTACATTGCGGAGGATTTCCAGCTTTGAACCCCAACAACCTCTTTGATGATGAGGATCTGGAATCAATGACCACAACGGATGATCTTGAGCAACATGAAAAGGATGCGTTGGGTGATGACGACCCGGAATGGCAACCCGAAGCCACAAAGGATGAAGGTGAGCCTGATTTCGAGTATCCTTGCGAGGTTTTCACTGATGACATCAACATTGATCCTGCCCCCGCCACATCCCGAGAACCAAACATTCCACTATCCCTTCCCACCGACCCCACCATCGAGGAGATCCACGACGAAGCTCTTGCGATTAAGCGGGATCGCATTGCTTATCGTTCTGAGCATCTATCTCGTTCAGCCCTTGGTGTGGCTCTTGTGGCGGTAATTGAAGCGTTCAACGGTAAGGCTGGAAATTCAGTTGAGTTGTTCGATTTGCTGCAATACAGGGGGTGTTCATTTGGGGAAGCTGCGCGGATCAAGGATATTTACGAAAGGTTGATTGCACCATGAACACACCGTTTACTATACTTCAGTTGAATGTGTTTGATAATAACAACGGCGAGCCGTCGCATACATACTACCTGGAAAAGCAGCCAAGCGGTGAGATTGAGTTTATTGAGCGTTACCATGGCGCCAGCAACGAAGAGTGGTCAACTAGTCCGACTACAGCTGAATGCATCATTGCGATGCTGAAAGCGGTGATCAAGTGATCAAGCTGCACAGAATCGGACTCCTCGTTCTTTCCGCATTACTCAGCTGCTCATGTGGCATCTTCTCTTCACCGGCCACACCTAACCACAAGGGGGACGTCATCAAGGAAAAAATATGCCAACCAGCATTCTTGGCCTTGTTCGAGGTTGCCCACAACGAAAACCTAGCGCTGTGTTCCAACAACGATTGCATCAATGCGGAAAACATCAGTTATGCTGTGATGGTAGCTAGCATTGAAGCTGTGTGCATTGAGCCGATCAAGGCAGTTGCTACCTGTTCACCTAGGTGCGATTTGGCATCAGGAGTCGTTGGCCATGAGTAAGGAATCCACTGTGGCTGGTTATGACACCAGCAATGATTACATTGGAGTTGACCTAGACGGCACTCTAGCCTTTTGGGATGGCTGGAAGGGTGTGGAACACATTGGAGCTCCGGTGCCTTCCATGGTTGCCAGGGTGAAAAACTGGATCAAAGAAGGTCGCAAGGTGGTTATCTTCACCGCACGTCTGTCCAGGAGCGATTGTAAGGATGCGCGCGAATATATCCGCGAATGGTCACTGAAGCATATCGGTGTTGACCTGCCCGCAACTTGCGTTAAGCATGAAGGTATGGCGGAATTTTGGGATGATCGATGCGTCCAGGTGAAGCAAAACACCGGCACAAGGATTGGCAAGCAAAAGATTGTGACGGAACCATGAAGTACCGTGTAAAGAATCTGGGTTATGCTGTTAACGTAACGGAATTCGATCTTGCGGATGATGAAAGACTGACCCAAGTGATTACACGGTATCGAGGGGATAGCATGCCAACCGAGCTATATGCCGTGGTTGAGGTTGTTGAGTATGAATACACAGCGAATGAGTTCAGGTGAAACAAAAGTGTTTTACTGAACACTTGACTTCCCATCGGTGGTAGGATACACTCTTTCTCACGTTTGAGAGAAACGTCAACAAAGAAAGCAACATAAATACACATGTCTAGTTGGACAGGCAAAGAGTTTTCGTGGGATTCCGTTAGCAAGAAGGGTTTGGAGGCGCTGCCCTTTGGGCTTTACGGATTCCTTGTTTCTGACGCGTCCTTGGGTGACCCCACCAAGAAGAAGCCGAATGGCGAGGGTGGTGATCCCCAGATCAGCGTTGAGCTGAAGATTACGAATAAGCACGGTGAGGAAGTTGGCAGCCTCAACCGTAAGTGTTTCAGCAACCTGGTTTTCGTTCCTGGTGGAATGTTCCGAATCAAGCAGATTGCGGAAAGCTTGGGGGTTGCATTGCCTCCGTTTCCTTTCGAGGATGATGCACTTCAGGAGTTTGCGGAAGCCCTTGTTGCCGCGGATAGCTCCAATGCAACTGTTCTCTTGGGTCAGCGCAAGGATCCCAAGGATCCGTCCAAGGTCTACAATGACCCCAAGAATTTCTTTACACCTGATGAGCTGAAGGAGTTCCTTGAGTCTGATGCGGCTAAGGCGCTGACCGAGGCTGTCGAGGAGGATACAGGTCCGAAGCGCCGCAAGAAGGGCGAAAAGGCAGCCTGAGGATAAGATAACCAGGGGAAAGGCCGAAGGTAATGCGGAGGTACCTGGCCCCTGTAACAGCGAGCGTTGCGTTTAAAGCCAGTCAGCTGAACTGGAACAGTGTTAACCGAGCTGTGCTGTGAATCGGTTCAAGGGGCACTGACCTTGTAAATAACAGTGTCAACGGGATTCTGGCGGAATTGGCAGCACGCGACGGACTTAAAATCCGTTTGGGCTTTAGCGGGCCCTAATCCTGGTTCGAGTCCAGGGAATCCCACCAAGGTTTGGCAGTACAGGTAACCGCTAAAAACTGCATGAGCGTGTGAGTGCAGGCCATTTAGCTGGTTCGAGCCCAGCCACACGCCCCAAGTATCCATCGCGGTAGCGCAGGAAACGGCTTTGATCCGTAGTAGCCAAATTACTGTGTTGGGTCGCCTGAGTAAACGCACCATCAGAGGTTGGCTACGGCTCCACTGAGGTTTCAGGTATACCGCCCTAATTTTATCCCCTGACTGGAATTTGCATGGATCAATGGTGGAAAGCAATTGCAGCTGTACTAGACACCATGCCACGTGGTACTAGGGTCAAGTGGGTACCAGGTGATTGTAGAGTGTGTTTCGAATACCCAGCGTTGTGGGAACTGAAGTAATACTGTAATGGTGTTTTATGCCCAAAAGCGTTCTGTATCACCTTCTGGCAACACTTCCAATGCCTCGATCGCTTTCCTTGCTGACACACCCATCCGAGCTGACCTGGAACATGGTACCGCATTTCATCCTGCTTCTGGTAGTGTTCGGCTCCTTCATCGTGGCTTGTTGCACAACGGAATTTCCCCACAGGATTGCTATTACACTCATGCTGTGTTGCACGGTGGGGTTGCTTACGATAAAAAAGCATTGTTGGTAGCAGCGAAAGCAAGGAAAAAGGAGCTGATTAAGGAGTTGGACGAATGCGGCGCAAAGTGGATTGTTCCAATGGGACGCATTGCGTTGAAAATGCTCCTAAGCCTAAAAAAGAACCCGGATTTAATGAAGGGCTGGCGTGGCTCGATTACCGCAATAGGGGCGGATCGGTATGTCTGTCCTGTTTTGCATCCCTCTTTTTGTTACTCCACCCCAAAGTGGATGCCATGGTTCGAACGTGATATTGACCGTATTGGACGACTTGTTAAGGCTGGCACTTGGGCTCCACCTGAAGCGTCGGCAACCATCACCATCGGAACTAGTGTTGAGCGCATACGTGGGTGGTTACGAGATAACGCACACCATGGAAGTGCAGCCAGCGACGTTGAAACAGTTGGACTTGGACCAACTAGAACGGGACTGGTGTGCTACGGTATTGGGGTACCTAAAGGAGCAATTATCATCCCTTGGAGTACATCCTCCAACGGTGCTGAACCTTACTGGAAGCCTAAGGAACGAACTGCAATCGTTGAAGCTGTAAATGGGTATTTCGCCACCCGTTACGCAGTTTCGCACAATGGTCCAGCATTCGATCACATAGTTTTACAGCGTTATGGTTTCGTTACTACTCTGTGGCATGACACATTATATTGCTCTCATGCCCACGCTGCGCACATGCCCAAGAATCTGGCGCATTTCGCGACCACTTGGCTGGATGTGCCACCCTGGAAACACGCCGACCACGCATCAAGCATTGAGCAACTTTGGTTTTACAATGCCCAAGATGTGATCTATACAATCGAGGGGTTTCATGCTATGGTAGCGGAGTTGGGATTTCCAAAATGAACCAAAAAAAGATTCGTGACGGTGGATTTGGCATGAGCTATTACACGTCGAATGGAATTACCCTTGCTGAACACACATCCAATGGATTACGCATCAGGGTTGATCGTATTCCACAAGATGAGCTGTTGGGGTTTAGTGAGTGGCTAATGCAGGTATCTGGAGGCAACAAGAATGGCAACTAAGAAGGGCAGCAGGAAGCAGGATCCGCCGGTTGAAGAGATCAGTGTCACAATGGCAACACCCATTGTCGCTACTCTTATCCTTCATGATCTTGAGGATAATGCTCCCATGTGTTTCACATTCTTTGCAGACGGAGACATCGCTATCCATGGGGAATCCGTCCGCCTACAGCCACCACAGGTGGAGCTAATGATTGCTTCCATCGCTACTGCACACGGGATTATGGCTAGGGTGAATAAACCGGTGGTGCACTGAAAATGGCTGGGTTGCATTATGGAGAATCACACACCGACATGGTTATGCAAGGCAGTATTGGCGATATTCCGCCAGTTATCCGTGTTCCAGGCACAACTATTACTGTGGTGGTGCACGGGCATGTTGGTCTACGGCCCGGGGTATACTGCAGTGGTGTACGGGACGACGAGTTGTCTCATCGTCTCGTTGCTCGCTTCATGGGCGCGTACCCGGACCATGACACGGTGAGTAGGATACAGGCGTGGCTAATGGACGGTGGACTATGAATTTGATTTGGCGCATCGTTATTTCCATCCTTCTTACAGCTGTGTCTGTGTACGTTGGTACCACACTTTCAGAAAAGCAAACAGTTACACCTTTGATGTATGCAGGTGCATCTGTACTTTATTCGATGCTGGGTGTGAGCTATATTTACACGCTGTTCGGATTGGACCAGTTACAATGACCCCCAACGAAATCGGCCAGCTGTGCTATGAAGCCCACCAGGAGGAAACACGGAAACTGTGTGCCGGCTGGTTTCACATTCCCTGGCATGCGATGTCAGTGGCGCAACAGATTGTGTGGGAAAAGGCCGGCGGTGCAGTGTACTATCCAGCAACCAGGACTAAGGACGAAGAGCTAGAGGCAGCCGAATCCCTTGGCTACACCTATGGTTATGCTGATGGTGTAGAGGATGAAAGGGACAGGAACGAAAAAGAGGACTGCTTTTGATCCCTAATCCTCATTCAGCACTACACATCTATGAAGCCGACAAGAAGTGTGCCGCAGTATGCACATTGATGTCACAGAATGGGTTCCGGTTCGATGTAGATAGGGCAGCTGTTTACATTGACAAGCTGAAGGGGCTGGAATCGGACGCATTAACGAGGGCAGAATCAGCCATAAACCGACCTTTGAAACGCACCAAAACCGGTGGAATCAGCGTAAAGGATATGCATGGTGCGTTCTTCTTTGACCTAGGTGCACCTGTACTGAAACGTAGCGAGTTAACTGGTAAAGCTTCCATCGATGTCAACGCACTCCGAGCCTACTCTGTATGTGCAGATCCCGCGCTTCGTTATTTGGCTCTTGCAATTCTCGACAGACGCAAGGCCCAGAAGATACGTTCCACCTACATTCAAAAAATCATCCTTGACGCTGATGGGAGAGTCCATCCAACATGGCATAATGCTGGGCCTATCACTGGGAGATTCTCCTGTTCCGGCCCCAGCTTCATGCAATTGCCCCGTGGAGCGTCCGATCCGACTTATCAGGAATCTAACGGTAAGGTTGTCGAGCCGTGGGGTGGCGTGCGTTCGTTGTATGTGCCCGATCCGGGTTACGTGATTGTTGGATTCGACAAGAGCCAATTAGAGCTGAGAGTTGCTGCGTACACAACAGGATGCCCAGCCTACATTGCAGCTATTGAATCCGGTGACGTGCACAGCCACAATGCCAAGCTGGTGTTTGGTCAGGCGTTCATTGACGAGCTGAACGAGACCAAAAGGATCAAAGCCTCTGATCCCAAATTCAAGGGAACGGTGCTGTACGTTAAGATCCGCACCCAGGCTAAAACCTTCATCTTTGCACTTAACTACATGGCAGGTGCCGAAACAATCTATGCGCAATGCATTGCAGCTGGATTGCAAGTCAAGTTGAGGGGTATTCAAGCCGTACTGAATAAGCTGCACCGCCAATACAAACACTATTACGATTGGCAGGCTGAAAACCTGCTGAAAATCAAGGCCTGTGGATATGTCTACTCCCCCATTATGCAACGTGCACGATGGGTTGGTTTTGATCCCCAGCCGACCGAATGTGCTAACTTTCCTATTCAAGCTGGGGCAGCGGATGTGATGAATACTGAACTACCATTGTTACACGCTGCCCAACAGAAATACTTCCCTAAGGCCAAGCTGTTGGCTCAGGTACACGATGCAGTGTATTCCGAGGTACCCAGGGCTGAAGCTGATTCTTATGTTGCGATGCTAGAAGATACATGCCAGCAGGAATTCAGCATCAGCACAAGTGGTAGCGAGTTCAAAGTCCGGTTCCCCATTGATATAGATGTAAGTGAGCGTTGGAAATGAGCAAGAAGCGTTTTACTTGGGATGGAATTGAATTCTGGTTTGATGGTAAGCCGATCACTGGACTCGAGGAGATTGGCGCTGTTGTGTACGACAACCCCATGCGCTTCAGGCTGTCACCTGATCACATCATCCGAGGTTGCGAGCAATGCGTGAAGGATGCTGCATTCGTTGAAGCCGAGCTGCAATGGTTGCAGGATAACGCACCATGAGCAAAACCGACGAAAAGTGGACTGCATGGGTAGATCGAGCCTACATCATCAAAAAGACTCCCCATTCAATGACCACCCGCAAGAGGTTTCCAGTTGCCTTTTGCGCTCATTGTGGGCTAATGGCACTGAAGAATGACGCAACTAAAAGAGCTTTGAAGCAGGGGTGTATTGAATATGTCTACGTATGACCATGCATTCCCTCCGCTATTCTGTTGGCAAACTCAATCCGCTTTGGCATGCCATTCTCCACCACCTAATGATTGGTTCTGGACACTACTGATCATCTGTGCTATCTTCATTGCTTGTGGGCTGGTGTTTAGATGATACCTCTATTTTCATTGATGCTACTGAAAGGTTGGTATGTGAAATGGAAGCCTTGAATTTCAGTAATGAGCTCACTGAGTTGACCGATGATGTTGACCGCATTGAACGCAACTTGAAGCATACACTGGAGACTATCGACTACATCAAGCGTGGTCCCTATTTAGATCACAGTAGGACAGTAGTGGCGCCGGTTCCCAACTGGAAGGCAACCCCAACTGTTATGGGCCCCAACGGCGGGCTTCAAACCGGTTCTAAAAACTTCTACACACCACCCACCATCGTCAACATCGCTCGTTACCTAATGGGTGGAATTGACCTTGATCCATGCAGTGACACCCAGGGTAACATTATTGTCAATGCAACTCAATTCTATTCTGCCGATGGTCTTTCTCGTCCTTGGGGTGGTAGGTGTCTTGTCAATCCTCCTGGCTCCACAACAACGCCAGGGATGAAGCGTAAACAGGGGCCGGATGCATGGTGGGATAAGCTGATTGCTGAATTCGACGAAGGTCATGTAACTTCGGGATTCTATGTGAGCTTTGCGCTTGACCGCATGCAAACATCCCAAAAGGCTGATGGTGTGGGGATCCTGCAGTTTCCCACCTTCATCCCAAACAAGCGTATTGCATATTACGCTTCCAACGGCCAACCCACGAAGGCGCCACCCAAACCCAGTTGTTTTACTTGGGTAAGTGAACACGCTGATCTGGATATGTTGGAAGAGGTATTCCACGATAACGGTATTGCTGGAATTGCGGTGCAACGATGAGCGACGCAATTGACGTGTGCATTAAGGTGCTTAATGAGCGGCGAAGGCAACGAAAGCTTTATGTCGAGGGTAAAATCACACATCGTTGCGAGGATCCTACAGTAACCTCGGGCCACAAGTTATCAGTCCTCACTGAGGAAGTTGGCGAGGTAGCCCGTGCCCTGAATGATAATGAACCTAAGGAAAACCTCAAGGCCGAATTGATTCAGGTTGCAGCTGTGGCTGTAGCATGGGCGGAATCACTATGAGTGATACAGCCGATTACGTGGCAGAATGCGTCAGCGACAAATTCGTCACACTGGCAATTGATGCATACTCACACATCCTGGCAAAGCTTCCAGATGCTGTTGCTGATGAAGTGTTAACGGAATACTCACGTCGCATCTCGCATCTTGTGTTTGACGCAGCATTAGCAATCGAGGCATTGGCTACATGCCAAACACCACCAAAATCATAGTCATTCCCGATACCCATGCACCTTACCATGACAAGGCAGCATACGATCTAGCAATTAGGGCAATCAAGGCAGTTAAGCCGTCCCACATCATTGTAATTGGTGACTTTGCAGACTGCTACTCAGTTTCTTCCCACAGCAAGAACCCTTCACGCATAGCCAATCTCAAGGATGAGCTGTCCACAGCCCGTAATGAGCTCAAGCGCCTTACATACCTTGCTGATGAGCTAGTGTTCACGGAGGGCAACCATGAAAACAGAATTGAACGATACCTGTGCGATAAAGCCCCTGAGCTTTACGGAACCGTGTCTGCACAAGAATTGCTTGGATGCGATAGTCCAGCTTGGCTGTGGCGACCCTATAGAACTCTTTACAAGCTGGGTAAAGTCACATATACGCATGAAGTCGGACACTGGGGTAAGTATGCTACCCATGCATCCCTGGCAGCATTCGGTGGGAATATCGTGTTCGGTCACTCGCATCGTGGTGGGCTCGCCTTCGATGGAAATATGCGAGGTGACAGGCATTTTGCGCTTAATGTTGGATGGTTGGGAGATTCATCAAGTATTGATTACGCACACCGGAGCCAAATTAGGTCCTGGATGCTAGGGCTTGGTTACTTGGAAATGGATCAACGCGGTAATGCGTGGGCTGGATTCTGCCCGATGATAAACAGAAGCATCATCATAGGAGGAAAACATGTCATCTAGTAAATGGATATGTGATGACTGTATTGAGTTAGCGCAAGAGTGGTCGGATCACGAATTCGAGATGTTGAGTATTGGTCGTATACCACCCGATTTCTGTGACCTGTGTGGGTATTCTGTGCCTAATGATGAGCTTCACGCTTATTCAAGTGAGGTTGCATGGCGCGTTGCCTCTGACATCATTAGAGGTGTCTGTGTTTGATCCCTACTTCATCACCGCACTCATGGCCCTTTGCGTTGGGTGTTTAACGGTCGGAATTGGCATAGGAATGGCGTTGCCCAAATGAGTAGAGTAACCCTTTCCACCTATTGCAGCTGCTGTCGCTCCACAGGGTTGGTGCCTGAGGGTCCACCTGGATTCCGTGATCACACGTATGGTGTTATCCGACTCCCCAATGGTGGCAACCTCTGTGCTCAATGTGTAAGGCTGGGGGTTTCACTATTCGCGGAATTATGGCGATCTCGCGTCAAGAATGAAACCCCTGATCCTACTGATCCAACAGGTGGACCACCAGCCACTGTTTCAGTCAGTTTTGAAAACCCGAATTGGCGCGGAAGGGACCCTGAGCCGTCGTAAGGGATAGTTACCAAATGGCTTATTCGGCTGCATTCCTTCCATAAGCAATAACGTGCCGATCCGATCCCTATCCGTCCAAAACCATGTTTTAGGGTTGTCATTCGTGGCCCCCAGCATTGCCACGAATGCAGCACAGTTATCCCACCACTCTTCTGGTGTGAATTCCTGCCAATCCTCACTTAAAGCCGTCATTTAGCTAGCCCTTTTCCGCTCGCCACTTCCAGCCCCAGTGTCCTTAACCGGATGCTGGGGCTTTTTGCTTTCCACCCCGTGGCTATGCTTTCCTTCGTTTTTCAGCTCATCCCTAGCCTTTTCCAGCATCATTCGTGCCATTTCCATGCTGCTCCATTCAATATATTGCGCTTTCGTCATCCCCTTACTTTTCGCTGCGGCTGTAATTGGGTCGCTTCCACCATATCCACTCATATCCACCTTGATCCCCACATCCTCAGCAGCATGCGGGATCAACACATGCCTCATGTATTGAGCTCGAGTCATGCCATACAGGGTTGCTGCTTTATCAATGATCCCCACATGTTCCCTATACACTTCGCATCCGATGTTAATGTACGAATACGCTCCTACTGTATCACCCTGCATTACAGCAGTGGTGTTATTGTTGATACCAACAGCGACCATGTTTGCCGATGAGCGGCGCGTGTAGTTTCTCATACCCCAATGATTAATCCCCATCACATGGCGCGTCAATGGTGGAAAACAATTATTTTGTGTTTCGTTTCCGTTACTTAGGCCCTATGGTCTATTACATTCTTGACACGTTGAGGCAACATGGTGCGTGGCGTTATAGCATGTGCACCACATATGTACAGTGATAGTGTCACATATGTACAGGTGTATAGTAATGAGCATAAGTATATGAATTCATTGGGGAAACCCCTTCCGCTACAGTATTGAGATTCTCAAG